CCTTATTGCCCGTGCACAGCGTGTAGTACTCAGGCCAGGTCATCTCGACCTTCTCCAGCTTCAGCGACGCCGACGACGGATTCGGCTCCACGTACGTCGTCACCTTGCCTTCCGGCAAGTCCATCCCGTACGTGCACCTGAGGATCAACTCCGAGCCCGGATAACCCTCCAAATCGACGTTCAAAATCTCCCGAACGAAGGAAATCGCGTCCCCCTGCGCGATCATGTCCTGGAACTCCCGGCCTGCCTTGCGGGAGGCCTGAACGTACACATTGTCGCCCCCGGCCGCCAAATTCGCAGAGCAGTTCGGATTGTTCAATCCGTAATCCGTCGTCACCGGATGACGTTGCTTGCGATCCTGAATCTTGACTCTGGGCATAGCCGACCCGCCTACAAACCCCTCGCGTACCGCTGCCGAATCGGCGCGAAGAACCGCCATCGCCTACCCTTCGGAATCCGCAACTGAACCGAGAACCCGTAATCCGATATCGAGTAGGATTGAACCAGCTTACTCGTACCCCCCGGACCCCTGTACATCCAGTGCGGGGGCCGAGGACCGTTCGACATCTTCACCGCCTTCACGTACATCTCCCCAAACCCGAAACACCCGACAATCTCACCGCGAAGCAACGCCCTCTGAACCTCGTCCCAGTAAATCCGCAAAATCGCCGCCACTGCCTTATCCTTCAACTGAGCCCGACGAGCCGTGTACACCACGGTCGGATAGTCCAAAACCCCCTTGCCACTGCTCCCCTTGCTCCTGTGAGCGCTCGCCACGTAAGATAACCGCGAAACCCGACCAGGCATCAGTCACTTCCCTTCAATCCTTCCAAATTACCTAAACTACCACGGCGGGAAAGAGAGTATATACACACACGTGACGCCGCCCGGTTTCCCCCATACCCCCCTTTGCGCGACCGGGGTAGGGTGGCTGGCTGGCACTGCTCGACCAGTTTCGACCCACTTTAGAGCTGCTTTGGCTGCCGTTTTGCCAGCCCAGCCCAGCCCAGCCCAGCACAGCACATACCACACGTTCGTGAACTCCCATTTCTAATCCCTACTAATACGACGGGAAATGCGGGTAAAGGTCGCAAATTGCCATATCCTACTATAAACTGGCCTTATAACCTTGTCGGAGTAGCTTATAATTATGCTACTGGCTATCGCTTAGTCAAGCGGTGTTTGGCTTTGGGCGGTCTATATCTTGTAGAGGTATCCTTGTGGGGTCTATCTATCTATAGCCCGTCCGTGGCCAGCATAGCCATAATCAGTTGTCGGTCAGTCAGTCAGCAAACAGCGGCAGTCCGCGCTCGGCTCTATCCTGGTAGTGGAGGATGCGAGACTCACGGTCTGGGTTGGTCTGCGCAGTATGCTTGGTGACTGTTTTCACATTATCGATTCGAGCCTTGCGGAGTTTGGACCCGCGTTCGAGGCTGAGATGGTCTGTCATAGCTGGTGCTCCCCACTGTACTTAGATAGGTCTCCACGGGCAATTGCCTCGTCCGGCGGCGTTTTGAAGTCGAACTGGATACGCCATGCCTTTGCCCGCATATCATCGCGCTGGTTGTCGGGGGTCGCTATAGCCCGCTGGTGATAGCTCCACCATCGTTCCCGGTTGCGAAAGCGGATTCGGGCATTTCGATCGGGGTCAAAAATCCAATCATGCACGCGCCGCAGGAATATCCAGAGAGCGTCCCAGATTATATTGGCAAGCCATGTCCTCATCGTCAGAATTTCCGTCTCAGGCCGACCATGAACTGCTGGACGCCGTCATCGACGTTCCATTGCCGCGCTTGGTACTCCATGACCACCTGCCAGCCCTTCGGCCAGTCCACCGCACCGCCCAGGATGTATCCGCCGGACCACTCATGGGCGCGATCATATGTGTACTCTGCGAACAAGCCGGCGTAGATCTCGCCTTTGGGTAGTCGCACGGTCCCTCCAAGCAGGCTGGCTACCATGTTGGCGTCAAGGGCATGGCCAATCACGTAGGCTCGCACGGGCCACTCCTCTATGCCCGGATCGACGGCGTCGAGGTGTTGCAGGCCAAGTGCCAGCTCAATGTCGGGCACGAAGCCCTCGTAACCCAGGCGGACCTCCTGCTCACCATCGCCGCCGAGCACCCATGCGGTGATACCTGCGCTCGGGTCTTGTGCAGATGCTACGTATACGTACGATGTGCAAAACAGGATTGTGAGGAGAATTGCGATACGCATTTTTGGTCTCCAAATAACACGTTTTTGTTATTTGCAATATCATATGTGTACGTACTATATTTGTCAAGGATTATTTTCGCTCATAAGTGCTTATGCCACAGGCACTTGTAAAATTCTTCGAATAATTCCTCACGAAAACCCTTGACACAGCCGATACATTGTATATGATGTATATAGATGCTGAGAGCAGCATCGGCCGTAGGCCCCGGCGACAGGGTCGGCTTTACCCCGCACAGGGGAGAAAGAGAGTTGGACAATGAGACTCACACACGATGAAGCTTGGGATGCTGTTGTCGGAATGTCCTGGCCCTGGGACTACTGCAAGACTGGGACCGCAACCAAGAACGCTCCCGCAATCCGAGATTGGATCGTCGAACACATCCAGGACGCAATGGATTGCCGACGCGAATTCGGAGACACGTCGTATAGACGCATCGTCACTTGCTCCATTAAAGTCGCTCGCGCCGTAGCTGCGGAAATGCACAGACAACAGAAGTCCGACGAGATCGGACACATTGGATTTGGGTTCGGAGAAATCCGATTTCCGTAAGGCCGAAACGCTCCTTGCCTGGAGCGTCCGGTGGTAGTGCCACCGCTGACGAGGCCGCAGATTGGCCGACTGACCCCAAAACTGAAAGGGCAGGACAATGGAAATGAACGATCCGAAAGTCACACTCGCACGGGCAAGGCTGGAGGCGGCCGGGCTCCGCACCCGCGCCGTGCACCAGCAGGAGCAGGCCCAAGCCTACCGCCGGCAGGCAGGAAAGCCGGCCTATGAGGGCCAGGAGGAAATCTGCCTGACCAACGCGCAGAAGTGTGAGGCATTGGCCGCCGAGAACCGCGCCAAGGCCGATCTGATCGAGGCTGAGGCGGAGGCGGCGTACAAGGCTGCGTGCGAATAGGATGCGAATAGAAACAGCTCCGGCGGCGGGGCACCTTGAAAGGGGTTAAGCGATGGCAAAGACACACACAAAAAAAGAGCACTGGGCTGATGGATGACAAAATCGATGGATACACGGATGGCGGATATCACCCGGTCCACAACCGATTTGATATCGCAAACACGATGATATTTTGAGCCGTGAGGAGGCGGAGTATTGGATCGAAGTAGCCTCCACGTTAGGCGACATCTTTGAAGAGGATGACTCTGAGCAATTGCAGGCGCGTCTTATGGACCTGATTGATACGGAGGCCCCACTCTCGGACATCTTGGCTCTCAAAGATGAGATTGGCTCTCGCTCGGATGACGACAAATAGGCTTAACCCCGCGTCCGCAAGGGCGCTGGCTCCCCGCCCCCGCGTGGGGCAGACTGGAGAATGAAACATGAGAAAGATCGCAATTGTGTGGATGATTCGTAATCCAACTGACCCTGCAATGCTGCCGGCTGGAGACAAGGGTGAACGCCTGTGCCGAGATGTGCCGGCTGAATTCTCAGGCCGGTCTCACGCTGGTGGAGGAAATCAAGTCCATCCAACAGGGAAAAACCTTTTGACTGGAGAATAAACATGGCAACGAAAGCAGAGCACACACCGATCAATCCTGACTTGGACTTTCGCAAAGCACTCATGCGCGCATGGGTACGGGGCTGGTACGAAGGACTTGACGAGAAGGGGACGGAGGATGGGAAGCACGAAGGCGCAAAGGATATCATGGAGCGATTCCCAAAGATCGTCCTCGCCTGCACCCTGCATGATGAGCTGGTGAAAACGTGCAGAGCCCTCCTGCGGGCATACGAGCAGTTGATACCCGGTATCGCGCACATCCCGTGTGCAGATTACATGATCATCAATGACGCCCCGTTGCTCGCTCGCGCCGTCCTCGCCAAAGCCGAGAAGGAGTAACCTATGGCAACGAAAACAGTAGGTATTAACTGGAGCGCGGATGTGATTACGGAGACCCTGTCCGATGGCTCGACGGCCTATGCAGTCGCATGGAATAGTGGCAATGGTTTGTACGTCAAGTTTGCCACGGAGGGACCCCGTGCAGCCCACAAGCTCTGTGGGGCTCTGAACGACGGCGTATCGTGGGTTGAGTATCGAATCACGGCTTAACTCGCCCCCCGCGTGGGGCAGAATGGAGAATGAACATGGCAACGAAAGCAGAGCACACACACGGAACATGGAAACGGGTCGGCTCACAAATCAAGGCTGGGAACACCATCATCGCGACCCTATGGGCGAAGAGCAAAAAAGGCGTTGCAGAAGCGAATGGGGAATTGATCTCCTCCTCGCCGGACCTGCTGAAAGCGTTGCGTGTACTGGTCGAACACGCACAAGAAAAATATCCACATTTTGAGTCCGAGCGCGGACAACGCGATATCGAGCAAGCCTTAGCCGTCCTCGCCAAAGCCGCGCCGAAGTAGGAGAATGAACCATGCTGACCCTACTGGCGACACTGATCGTGTGCAGCACGCCTATGGAACGAACGCTCGACGCCATCCACTACGTAGAGTCCCGTTGCGGCCAAGACAAGCGCGACGGAGACGGCGGGAAGGCAATCGGGCCATACCAGATTCACCGAGCCTACTGGCAGGACGGCACGCGGTTCTTGCGCGTGAAGTGGCCGTACTCCGATGCCCGCGACCAGGTCAAGGCCCGCCAGGTGGTCAGAGCCTATCTGCTGCACTACTTCCCGAACGGGACTCCAGAGCAATGGGCGCGCTGCCATAATGGTGGCGGGCGCCGGGGGGCAAAGAAGGCATCGACACTGGCATACTGGCAAAAGGTCAAGGCCGCAATGAAGTGAAAGGACTCACGATGGGCCTCGCAAAGCGCATAGCCGCAATGGTCGAGGATGGCCGGCTGACCGAAGAGAAAGCCGACCTATGGCTCGAAAAGATCAACGCCGCCCGAGAAGGGCACGACCTGGACGGGCAGGAACTGCTCTCCCTGAAAGAAAATGTGCAAAATGACGAAAATCACTCTTGACATGGTGGGCGGGCCGTCTATGATGCAGCCATGGATAACGGCGAACATAGACAACTTGGTACAAAAAGCAAGGGCGCGAGAAAACACCTTCGCCGGTATCCATTCGCGTCCTTCTTTTTGCGCCCGCTCACCTGTCCTCTTTCAAGAGGCGTTACATATTCTTCCGGGTTATGGGCTACAGACCCTTTCCCTCCGCACTTGCAGGCTTCATGCGGTAAAAAGGTGCTGCACGACTGGAGTGATACAGTCAGACTGCGAACGAGCGAACTGGGTATGGATGCCACGGCTAAGCCACGGCTACGTGCCGAAATCAGGGGGCTCACTGAGACGCAGTCACAAAACCGGTGGCAACGCCTGCCAACTCTGCGACCACCGACAAGAGGCACATACTGTAGATTGCGCAGGGCCGTGGAATTCGGCCGAAGTAATCCCATTAGGTCAGCCCACCTACTTCTCAGACCAAAACCTGCACAAGAGCAATAGCTCGTATTATAGTCTTGGTAGGCTCCAAGAGAGAGTGCCCAGGGGAAAAGAGTTCCTCTGCGCAGATGGCGATCTATGAAGACAATCAAAAAAGGTCCTCATGTACCACCGTTCGAAAAAACAAAGGCAAGCATGGCTCAAGACCCTTGAAGGTAAGCAATGGTTGGCGGACAAGATTGCTGAGAATATGGTCAACAAGTCGTTGGTCCGTCGATTGAGAGCTATGGCTGAAATGAATGAGTCTGGAGAGTGTTACGATTGTGCTCTGTGCGTCCACAATATCAGTCATAGCTGTACGTGGAACCTCAAAAAAGGGTGTCGTGACTATTTTCCCATGAAGTCTGAAACCTGAACCGGAGCACAAGGAGAATGAGCATGTACGATAAACCCCGCAGGATGATCTCCATCGAACCTGAGACTCACGTGGATCTCCGCAAGGCATGGCTACGCTACGTGGTCGAGAACCGGGTAATGATGAGCCTGACCAAGTTCACGTCACACGTCCTAAAGGCCGGGATGGAGGCGCTTGCCAAGCCAGGATCGGACAAATGACACTATCTTGCTGCAAGTAATCTGGCCACTCTCAGTTTGGCCTTAATGTAAGAAGGTGTGAGGTGAGAGCCAACAGAGTATCTTTTCATTCTCGTTTCCACTTCGGCCGAGTGGTTGGCAAGTGATTCCTCAACTGTTCTGGGTGAACTTTCAGTTTCTCTCGGCACAAGTTTTAGATTTCTTGGTACATCATCAGGATGACGCCCAATATGTGGCTCTATTTTGGTGAATGCTTCCTCCAGGACATCAAGTGCAGCATGGTCGAGCCTGAACCACTCGTTGCGTTCACAGTATTGTCGCATCTGAACGTGGAGATTTTTCTCTACTCGCAGGGGATCATCAACCAGTATCTTTTTGTACACCGAGAGTCGAAAAGGCGATGCCAGTTGCAAAGAACGCAGGCGAGATCGTAGGTCGTTTGCCATTCCTAATGAATTACGTAGACGTATCCAATCATTCAAGAAGGATATCATACCTGAAAACAGATGGCAAAATAAATTTGCGAATCTGGGATTTTTCCCTATTGACAACGGGCCTCGAATGCCGAATAATATGATCAGAGTCAAAGATAAGTGAATTCCGTCAAGGACATGAAGATGACTCATCATTATAAACGAACCAACGAACGGCCGGGCCTCCTGATTCATCTCCTTGACGGTAGATACTCAGCCCGGCCGCGACAATTCAAGGGCCGCCTGAAGTCTTCTCTGATTCAGCATCATGACCTGCCTCTCCGGCGGCCCTATTCTTCATTCAGAATTTCACTCCGCTCCGCAACGTGTACAAGGATGAACCGTTGGCTACGGATGGCCCGTTATTCTATGTCCTCCTCCAAGACGTCCGCACAGGACGTCGATTCCAGACCCCAGCGCGACCACTTTGCGCGCGCGCGCAAAATGGTGCAACATGATGCGCCGGGGTCCATTGTGGAGAACCGTGTCCTCGTCGGACGCGGGTATTGTGTGCCGCAACGGATTGCGGCTGGATTGGTCATGGACGGAGGGTGGGACCTGTGAAACCCATCCAATCACACGGGTCCCACCTTCGAGCCTACGACGGCCCTGCAAGAGATGAGCGAGATCAAGAGATGAGCGAGATCAAGAGATACAGGCCACGATCAGCAGGCGAGATAGCATTTGAATGGTGTGGTCCAGCCAACGAAAAGACACGAATTGAACGTTCCATACACGGCGTCCCGGTGGTTCGAGAATGTCAGAATGGAGAATACGTTCTCTTTGGGGCCGTCACGATGATGGAGCAGGCCCTTGCCGAGAAAGACCGGCGGATCACGGAACTGGAGGCCGAACAAAATAACTTTTGGAAACGGGTTCAACAGGCAGAGAATACATCTGCGATGCTTGTTACAGAATTGAGCCGAAGAGATGAGCGGATCGCGGACCTGGAGGCAGAGAATTCGGCACTCCGCTCGCATCATCACGATGCCGAACTGGCATTCGATCTGCACGCGAAGTCACAGACACGGATCAAGGAACTGGAGGCCAAGCTCGCCAAGTACAGGGAGGCGACAGGTTCAGCTTTGGAGTGGATCGAGAGTGACGATATTCGACCACAAGATGTGCTGGATAAACTACATGCTGCCCTCGACTTCGACAAGGCGGCGAGAGGGGAGGATTGTGATGTACGAGAACATTGACGATGGCCGTGTCGTCAAGTTGCGTAAGCGGCATTCCTGCGAATGGTGCGGTGAAGCCATCGAGGTGGGCGAGTCCTGCATCCTGCGCAAATACACGTTTGACGGCCAGTTCAATAATTCGCGTCAGCATCCTGAGTGCAACACGGCCATGAAGAACTCGGATTTGGGCTGGGAAAAGTCCTTCGAGTTCGGACAACAGTTGAGAGGCAAGACGACAGAGGAAACAGAGAGTATCCGGCACGAACGGTTTGTGGCAGAAGAGGCCGCGAGACTGGAGGAACCGAAATGAGCGAGATTCAGCGATACGATCTGCATACGTCCACCTTCGGAGACGGATCGGCATGGATGGAAAGTGCTCTGGAAGGCGATTTCGTTCGATACGAAGACGGCGTAGAGCACGAGCGACAGGCCCTTGCCGAGAAGAACAAGCGGATGAGGGAGCTGGAGGAGAAATGTGACATCCTGAAACAAAGGACCGATGTACTTCGGGCAATCAGGGATTTACGTCAGGCCAAGCTCGCCAAGTACCGGGAAATCGGGAAGGTGTACGAGTTCTACAAGGATGGGAGCATGGGCGGACTCAACGCCGTGTTGGTGTCAATTCAAGCCGCGCTCGACTTCGACAAGGGCGAGAAGCAGGAGGCCCCCGATGGCAAGAGAGATTAGATTCAGGGCGTGGTCCGGCGTGGAGATGATCAAGGTGGACGTGCTTGCGGTATCGCCGGTGATGTGGGACAGCAGCGGGACGGGGGTCTCTTTGGTCTATCAGCCACACATCATTGTCATGCAGTTCACCGGCCTGAAGGACAAGAACGGCCAGGACATCTACGAGGGGGACATCGTCTATAACGAGAACTGTTTTGGTTGTGTCTCCAGATGGGGCGACGGTGCTGACAATTTCCCAGATAGGCGCATTGTCGTTTGGGATGCCCTTGACGTGAGATTCGGATGGGAGTTTATCGAAGAGAAGATCAAGGGACGAGGTTGTTCTGGGTACTGCCTCTGCGAGGGATCCGCGTACTTATTCGAGGTGATTGGCAACATCTATGAGAACCCGGAACTACTCGCGAAGCAGTTGACCCCGTCGCCTGAGTAGGGCAGGAGCACCGTTCTTTGGCATCAATCTTGAGCACATCGACAGTGGCGGGGTGGCCACCTCGCTTAGAAGAACAGGTGTAGAATGTACATGGGATCATAGAGGCAAGGGCCGAGTTGAGACCATCGCGTGAGGAAGCCTGTTCTGCCTGTCGATGTGCTTTTGACTGCAATGCCCGTTTTAGGGCTAATCCAATAGGCTGGCGAGAGGCGCGCAGAGCGCGGGTGAGTTGCAAACTATCGCGCATCCTGATAGCGGGAGCGGTAGACCAGGCTATCCGCCGGTGAGAGTCCGGCCTCGCCAGCCACATGATTGACGAACGAATTGAGGAAAACGTCATGGACACTCAGAAGATTTCAGACGCAGCCGCCAAAGTCAAGTATTGGCAAGATCAGTTAGCGCGATTCGACAACGCCGTGAAGGGCTGCCCACTACGAATAGAGGTGGCCGCCACTGACTACGCCGACGCTCTCGAACAGTGCGACCGGGACATGATCCAGACACTCCTACGTTCTCGCATCGAGGCAAAGATCAAAGCCACCGAAACCGCACTGAAGATCATCATGCAAATAGAGGCGTTGAATCCTCCAGCCGCTTAGGGAGATCCAGGGCCTCGTAGGTCCTGGAGGTATTGTTGCAGTCTGGTCGGCGCGGTACGGATACCGGAGACGGGCATGGATGCCTGCCGACCACCAAAGGACACATATCACTTGAAAGGAGAGAACTTATGGAAGGATTAGCACAGTCGGCATCGCCACCGGATTACTGTGGGACAATGGCGGTTACAGGTAGAGAACCTACCATGACGGAACGGATCATGGAGCGTAAGCAGAGACTGGAGACTGAACTTGCCACCGTCAACGAGGCGCTGAAACTCCTCGAAGTGCATCCCTCTGTGGCTCGAGTCTTCGACGCAATCAGCAAGATTCGGTTCTGACATCGACGTGATCCCCGTGAGACCCCGGAATCCTATTCATGTCTCACGGGGCTCTTTTCAGAGAGGTGAAGCATGAACACACAAGAATTTCTGGACGGCCTGGAGACCATTCGCGCCACAGTGCAAGCGCTGGCCGAATCCATCCAGCGAGACATTGACGAAATCGACAAGCGACGTGAGGCGATGGGCGAGCCCGTCGAGACCGAGCGCCGCCTGCCTGGACTGCCGAGGTGACGACATGAAGACATCAACAAGAGGACTGCCTTCGATCGACTTTGAAGGCGTCATGGTTGATCCGAAGCGCGGATGCTATGTCTGCCCTTTTCGGTGTGGCCGGCAGGATTATCCTACGCCCAAATGGAAGACGGAAAAGGGATTCAGAAAGCACATGGGTGAATGCCCACAGAGACCATCCCGCGTGCAAAAGGAAGCCAAAGAGTGAGAAGATCACAAAGCTGCCGACCTCGCTCGCATTACTCAGAAGATTGGCGACCACATCTTCTATGTGGCCGAGATCATCGTAAGACCAACACACGAACAACGATTCAACCGTATGGTTCGAGTGCGGTACGAACCCGTCAAACGATTCGAGGGACGACGAGCAACGATTGAGAGCATCAACTGGGACGGCGCCGTGTACTTCAACGCCGGGATTCTCCTGACAGACTTATGCACATCCCTCGCAGAGGCAGTAACAGAGGCAATGTCTCGGCAAAACGCATGGAATGAACACGTTCGATTCTCCGAAATGTGTAGGTGACACCATGACTACTGAACCCTATCGACCCAGACTTATCGGTGAAGAAGAACGCGACCGTGTCACGAATGACTACTGGTGCACGTGCGAAGTCTGCGGACTGGCAGCACACTGCCACACCATTGCGAGAGACGGCCGTTGGATTTCGATCTGTGTTGAGTGCGATGAGGAACTGCCATGACCAACTTGAAATTCAAGCTAAAGCTGGGTGGAAAGTGTGTGGGCTACGAGCGAAGTAGCTTTTTTAGCGGACACATGAGCATTTGGCACAGTGAAAACGGAGCGTTCTGGAGGATGCTCTACGGTGACATGGTTCCTGGGGCAGGTGAGGATTTCCCTTTCGCCTGGATACCCCATGACGAGAAATGCCCCTTCGTCTGCCTGGACCGGAACGGGAAAGAAGTCTATGAGGGCGACAAAATCCACAAGGGGCCTAAGGAGTACATCGTTGTCCCATATCACGATGAGGATGGCCGCATTGGATGGGTACTTCGAATGACGGAATTGTGTGCATCCATCAACTTTCGGACAGAACAATCTATTGAGAATCCGATTTTCAGGGACATCGAACTCATCCCCGACGAGGTGACGCCATGACCATCCTGGAGATCATCGGGATGATTGCCATCGTGTACTGGTTTTGCCGCGCCATGCTGCCCGTGATGGAGTGGCACGAAATAGAACAACAAGAGAGAAAGGACCCAACATGAGCAGAAAAAACATGATTGTAGAGAAGATCAATGAGCGGAAGGCGATCAAATATCTGCAAGAGGAACAGGTACAGTTGCTTGGGTTCATCCACCAAGCGGTTGCACAGAAACCTACCCAGGCAGAGCCGAAGAAGACTCGCAAGCCCCGCAAGACTGCCGTTGAAGACGCTGCCGCTGCGATACATGAGATCGAACTGCGCGATCTTCGTTCCTGCCTCTCCTCTCCCGGCGCAAAGCCCGCGGAAGACAAACCGAAGGGGACTCGCAAGCCCCGCAAGGCCGCAACCACGACGACCACGGATGCGCCGCCGGCCGAGAACAAGTGGCAATGTGAAGCCGGCCATCGATTCGCCGAGCCCCAGATGCAGAAGGTTCGCGGCCAGGATGAGCCTGTCGCCCGCTGTCCGGAGTGTGGCGAGCTGGCAGAAAAGGTCGCGTGAATATGAAAACGACAATCCATACCATACGCGAGTACGAGCAGCAGTGGAACGGCCAGGACAGGAACGCCGTGAGTCACCAGTATGGCGAGCACTTCGCCATTCTCCGCGCGAGACATCAGCGCCTGGCACTGGCCGCCCTGTTCGCCGACGGTGTTGACGAAGACCAGGAACAACAGTGGTTGGAGGCTATGAGCCATGAATGACGAACTATCCATCTACCAGTGCGAGCACATCATCAATCAGATCGAGGCCATCGCCGCCGCCAACGAAGGCGAGATTCCCGAAGAGAAACTGGCCGAACTGGTCAAGGCACAAACCACGTCAATGACGAAGCTCAATGGTCTTGTCGGCTTCATGCGATTCATCGAGCACCGGCTCCAAGCGTGCAAGATGGAGGAGGAAAGAATCGCCAGGATCAGGAAGACGGCTACCAACCGCCTGGAGAGCATTGAGCGATACCTGCTCCCGTTCGTTCAGCAGTACAAGGACGAGCACGGCCATCCACTCAGCGTAGGGACGTTCACCCTCTTGACGCGCAAGAGCGAGTCGGTCGTGATCGCAGATGACGCCCAGTTCAGCAAGGACAGGCCCGATCTGTGCAGGACTGTAACCACGGTAACTCCAGACAAGATCGAGATCAGGAAACAACTCAAGGCCGGCCAGCAGATCACCGGGGCCAGCCTGCAAGAGAACGTGAGTCTGCAACTGAAATAATGAAATGGAGAGACCTATATGAGCGCAAAGGAAGTATTTCAGACACCGAAGGCAATCGCAATGTACCCCTTCGTGACCAAACCCAACACGAAGTTCGATGCCGAAGGCCAATACAAAATCACCCTTGTCCTGGACCTGAAGAACAACGAAGAGCATCGGCAGTTCCTTCGCACGTGCAAGGGGTACGTAGAAGAAACCGCCAACCTCCTGAAGAAGAAGATCGAGAAGATGCCGTGGCGGAAACATCTCAGGAGAGAGGACAAGTCGGATACCGGAATGTACGAGGTCACGTTCAAATCCGGATACGCCCCTCGCGTTTTCGATGCCGCCGGAAACAAGATCAACGGAGACCTGAACGTCGGAAACGGCTCCGTCGTCAAGGTGGCCTACGCATGGGCTCCCTACGAAGGCTTCGGGGGCGGAGTCGTCCTGTACTTCCAAGCCCTCCAGATTCTGGAGTTGGTCGAGTATGCCGGTGGCGAGGCGTCTGACTATGGATTCACTCCGACGGACGGATTCAACGTCGAGCAGCGATTCGAGCAGGCGACGAGTCCACAGCCGGAAGATGACTTTGCCGCTCCGAAGGCCGGTGTAGTGTACGGACCCGAACAGCAGGCCCCGCCGGACGACGACTCGCCAATTCCGTTTTAGGTGAAGTGCGATTTTCTTCTTGACATGGAAATGCCGACAGGATTGAATGGAAACATGCTTGATAGGCATCCACGACTGAATGAAATGGACCACGGGGGCATTCCCTGCCTATCAAGCGGCTCCCGTGGTCCATCTTATGAGGTCTCTTCCATGACCAAGAAGACGTGTTTCAAATGTGGGAAGACGAAATCGTTGGACGATTTCTACAAACATCCTCGTATGGCTGACGGGCACTTGGGAAAGTGCAAAGAATGCACGCGCAAGGACGTGGCCGCAAACTATCAAGCCCATCGCAAACAGTATGCCGAGTATGAACAATGGAGGTTTAAGCAGACGAACCGTAAGTTGGCTGTGAAACAGTATCGTCAAAAGCGCAGACAACATCATCCCGAAAAATGCGTTGCAAACTCGGCGGTATCATATGCAGTGCATAGTGGGCGCCTGCATCGCCAGCCCTGCGAGGTCTGCGGAAATCCCAAATCACAAGGTCATCACGACGACTACGGCAAGCCATTGAACGTTCGTTGGCTGTGTCGAAAGCACCACCTACAGGTACACGGCAAGATAGCCTACGAATACGAATAGGCTAGGAGGATTTATGGGAGACATGGCAGACGATTTGATCGAACAGGGACAAGAGTTGTACTGGGATCACCTTGCTGGCCATCCACGGTTCGATGGACCTTGCCCGTATTGTGAAGATGAGGACGACGAAGAAGAGTCGGAATAAACGAATGGACCTGCACGGTCGCGTACAAGACGGACAGATCATGATGTCGGCCACCATGGCGCAATTGAAAGAGAACTACCTGCATCGGTGCAAGGACGGTACGCAGATAGCCATCTCGATCGAGCGGATCAGGCCCGGCAAAACCCACCAGCAGGTCAAGTGTCATTGGGGACTGGTAGTGGGTACGATCCGGCAGGAATTCGAGACACGGGGAATGGACCTCGCCACCTTCCTGAACAGCCCGACGATCCCCGATGGCCTGGAAGTGCCTGCCGACGTAATCCAGGCCGTCTTGTACGCGACGTGCAACGATGTCGGAGAGAACGGCGAGCGGAAGACCCTCAGCAAGATGAACATAGTGGAAGTCAGCCTCTTTTTCGAAAAGTGTAGGACCTATGCAGCCTCGTCATGGGACATTCAGATCCCCGAGCCAAATCCCAACTGGCGAGAAGAACCAAGAAAGGCGGGTGCGCTATGAAGGGTGAGACTCGCAGAACGGCAGAGTCACTGATCCTGACCGGACCCGAGACGGCAGGAAGGGTATGGCTGATCGACCACCTCAAGCGGCGCACGGGGACCAACCCGGAACTGCCGAAGATCGAGAAGGGGGCACAAAACGCACCCCCAGAGCGGGATCAACCCGCCCGTAATGCGTCAGAGAAGGCCCCTGGCATTGCGCAGGATGGCCGAACGCCTCCTGTTCCGCCAACCGCCCCCCCGGCCATGTTCACGAAGCCTGACGTGTTCAGGGGCCAGGGCGGTCCCAGCCGGTTCGATCCCGCCACGGACCCAGAATTGCGACCCGACGACCACTTTGCGCGCGCGCGCAACGTGATCCGCGAGCCGGGAGAGAATGGATGAGCGCCTTTCTATCTGATCCCGAATACTACATACGCACGCGGATCATGCGTCGAATCATCAAACAGATTGACCGAATCACCAAGAAGAAAGTGAAGTAAGCAGATGGCAAAGCCCCAGATCGACCCGGCCCGCGACACAGAGTTGCAGCGGCTGGCGAAGAGGATAGCAAATCGACTATTTAGGTATGACAAACACAGTCATGCTGAGAGGTTGGTGATGTCATTTTCAAAGGATGCAACGTTAGGACGCGGATGGGAATACTGGCCAGGATGGAGTGAGTCCGGCGCGCAAGATGCCATCCTTGAAATTCTTCGCTGCGACGAGATCGCCGGAAGGAGGAAGAAGTGAGCACTCGAATTATGTCTGATCTGGACTACTGGATACGTACACGGCTGATCTGGACGTACTTCAAGCGCCCATACTGCTGGTTGTTCGGGCACGACACGCAGGAGTTGATGGGCAGGGTCACACATCGGGATCGGTGGCGCCGCAAGATGCGGTATACCCACTACTGCCCGCGATGCCTGAAGTTCTGGAAGCGCGAACGACGATGGGTTGCGAAAGAAAATCTGCCAAGTCCCCGGAATTCTGATTGACAGCCCGCCGGGTGAAGGATAAAAGGTAGGCTATGTGCGTTAAACTTCAGGATACCATCGATGCGTGAAACAGCCCCGACAGGCCGACTCTACCCTGAAGCTTGGCGCACAGACTGTCGGGGCTCTATTTTTTTACCGAGAGTGCGATGGCCCGTATCCGCTATCTGAAACCAGACTTCTTCAAAGATGAAGATTTGGCCGCGCTGTCACCAGAGGTTCGACTATTCTATGCCGGCCTGTGGTGTCAAGCTGACAAGTCCGGAAGACTTCAAGATCGACCCACAAGGCTCAAAGCAGAAATCTTCCCCTACGATAACTTCAAGGTAGAACGGTGCCTTGAACTACTGTCCAAGTCGAAACCATCATCAGGAAGACCGTTCATTAACCGTTATGTAGTCGATGGTCAACACTACATCCAGATCGTGGCATGGGATGACCACCAGAAACCTCATCATACTGAAGCTGAAAGTAAAATTCCCCCTGCACCCCCTATGGAGAAGGGAATGGAAAAGGGAATGGAGAAGGAAAAGCAGCTCGAAGGGAGTACGGAGTTAAGCAACGGTTCTGTAACGGTTAAAGAACCGGAATCTCCAGACGGAGAGGATGAACCGAAACGTAAGTACCTGGAATTTGTGTCACTTACAGATACTCAGCACGCAGCCCTGGTAGCAGAATTCGGAGAGGAAGGCACGGCCGACCGCATCCAGGAATTGAACGACGGCATCGGATCGAAGGGCTACAAGTACAAGTCGCACTACCACACGATCCTCAGTTGGGACCGCAAGCACAAGCGAGAATCGGCGGTCGGGTCGGGTAAAACACGGCTGTTCCCCATTGCGGGCAGGACCTGCTCGCGAGACGGGTGCGGAATGCCGGCCGTTTACAAGGACGCAAGTGGAGCATACGACCACTACTACTGCTCAAACCATCTGCCCCAGAAAGTGAAGGAATTGTACGCATGACTGACCTGCCGATCAACCAGATTTTGGTAGGCGATTGTCTCACCGTCCTTCGTGACTGGCCGGCTCCACGCCGGGGCGACGAAACCGATGGTCGATTGTTCGATTGAGAATGCGAGGTTCATTTGAAAGGAGTCCGCATGCGAAAAACAAAAAAGACAGTGGTAGCGAGAGAAGACCCGCCGACATCGAAGACATGGCCGGCCGCCAACGAGCCTGGGCAGTCGTGGACCGGCGGCCTCCATGGCAAAAACAACGGACTCGCGGGTAATGCAGTATCGGTTTCACCCGGCGGATTGATCTGTATGAGTATCGATCTGGTGAAGGAGTTGCCCATAAACATGCCCAACGCGATGCTGACCTACTTCCTGTCGTTCCAGGCTCTGCGCATCCGGGTTCAGCAGGAGATCACGGCAGGATCTTTACGATGGGTTCGAGCCAGGGGCCGAGCAGGCCGGATCAACGCAAAAGCCGCCCTGAAGTCGTGGGGCCTGCTTCCTAAATGCGGCGATATCGAGATTCATGAAGCGGTCCTTCATACCGGCGATGGGAGGCCCTATATCGACGTGGACCTGGTCAGAATCGTCGCGCGGGCAAAACCGCCAAGACAATGCAAAAAGAGCCGTGACGCATCGGACACTGATCCAGACAATTTTTGAGGCGCGAGCGGGCCAAATGGCACTCTTTGAAGGGACCACATAATGAGCGAGCAAGTGGGAGGCAAGAGGTAAGTGTGGATTCTCCCGAAATCACTGCAATCTCGTTGTGTTCCGGGTATGAGGGCATTGGACTGGGGCTCCACCGAGTGCTTCCAGGTCTGCGAGTCGTCGCTTACTCGGAGATTGAAGAGTACGCCTGCTCGGTTCTGGCGTCGCGCATGGAAGGCGGGTTTCTTGACCCTGCCCCGATTTGGAGCGATCTTAGAACCTTCCCAGGAACGGATTTTCACGGAAAAGTGGACCTCATCTTTGGCGGATATCCCTGCCAGCCCTTCTCCGTTGCCGGCAAGCGGGAAGGCGAAAACGACCCTCGACACCTTTGGCCGCATATTGCAGCAATCGTGCGGGCAGTTGAGCCTCTTTGCTGCTTCTTCGAAAATGTACCCGGACACCTTACCCTTGGATTCCCCTCAGTTTATCGAAGCCTACGAGACATGGGTTACTCGGTTGAGGCAGGACTGTTTACAGCGGCAGAGGTCGGCGCACCCCACAAGCGGGAGCGACTGTTTATCATGGCGAAGTCCTGCCGTGCAGGAGCCGGGAGTATCAGTGGATCGTCTGGAGGGTGCGATAGGCGCGAGGATGTACGACAGCGAAACGGGTCGGCTGGCACAGTGCGGGTTGACTCAGCAGGTTCAGTGGCCGACTCCGAACGTCCCGAATCGCGGTTGCGAATCCCAGACGAGCAAGGACAGCAGGCCGGACAGCGGGGGGATAGACCTGCAAACGGCGGTACTGTGGCTGACGCCCCAGCACTCGGAATACAAAGGGCAGAGCCAGAGGGGTCACGACGCGCCGGGGGACAGATTGACGAACATGGTTTCGTTGACCGATGGCCCGCAGGCCCCGGACAGCCTCAATACGAGTGGGAAGAACCAAGGACTGTGGTGTACTCCAAACGTCGGGATGATCAGGGCGGAGAATTGCAATTATGCAGAACACGGGCAGAATCATCTGATCCAAGATGTGAGGGGACATGGTTCAAAGTCATTGAAGCTGAACCCTGATTGGGTTGAACAGTTAATGGGAGTTCCAAATGGATGGACACGTATTGATGAAGCCGTGCGAAACGTGCGGCAAGATGATCCGAGTTGTGCCGTGCCTCGCGAACCGAAAGAGATTTTGCAGTCGGCAGTGCAGGGCTGTCGGGGTGGGCAAGCAGAACGCGAATCCAGCACAACCGATGTGCCGTGTGTGCGGAAAACCAATTTCAGACAAGAACCGACTCAGGGCGAAATATTGCGGGCGCGACTGTTACCGCAAAGCGAAGATTCTTCCCAAGCCGTGCAAGGCGACAGCACGGCGAAGATGCAATCGGACGATCAAGGTAACGCAGTGTATTCGTTGTGGCGCGGCGATTCGAGTACAGAGGCATCATCCCGATATTCAGGGCAGACCGAACGATGTAGAAGCCCTCTGTCAGAAGTGTCACACGAAGGAGCACTTGAACCAAGGAACCTGGGGCACTCAGGGATGGCGCAAAGAGTTGATCGTTTGAGGCTTTTGGGAAATGGCGTTGTGCCGGCACAAGCAGCTAAAGCATGGACTGTGTTATTCAGAATCTTTGAGGCGCAAGCATGAAGATGGGCTACGAGCAACACTTGACTGATCACATCCCCTACGGCCGGGCACGCGGGCAGCATGAGGTAGTCAACGGAAAAAGCGTGTACCTCAAGAGCCAGGTGGAAGTGCGTTTCCTCACCATCGGGCAACGGCTCCAGCAGACGGGGGCTGTCCTTGAAGTGGAATATGAACCGAAGACCTTCTGGTTTGATGACATCCGCCGCGGGACGTGCTCCTACACGCCAGACTTTCGATTCCTGTGGGCAGACAACGAAGAAGAGGTGTATTACGAGACCAAATCCACCAACGGCCTGCGCCAGAAGGATGTCACCAAGTACCGTCGCATGGCCAAGCGATACCCCGAAGTGAAGTTGGTCCTTGTCCTGCCACGCGAGCCAAGGGGCAGCAGCAAGAGCGCCATTCGACAACGCATCCTGCTCGACAACGCCAGCAAATATGTTCACCACGTCACCTACCTAACCGATTGGAGAATCTAATGGAGGAAAAACGAAGAATCGCCATAGGCGCAGCACTTGAGGGTGAAAGCATGTCTCTGAAGAACTCAGGCAAGAAGACGAAAGTCTCCGATCTGGAGTTGTTCGTTCTCTGCAATCTTGCCCGCATCGGTTTCCTGTCCATGTTCTCGGATCTGGACGGTGAGATAGGGCAGCGTTCTCAGGAGGAACTGGTTGATTTCCTGACCGCGATACAACGGGTGTTCGATGTCAACAAGCTGCTCCAATCTGGCGTTGCCCTAATTCACGCGGGCCGGTTTGAAAAGTGGGTTATCCCAAACGACATGGAACTACCGGAGCGCCAGAGATGATCTGCGAAATCACCCAGAAGGAGCAAACACATGACTCAAACATTCAGACAAGATTCCCGGATTGACTGGACACCAACATCTCAGCCCATCAGCAAGGAACAACTCGCTGTAGGCTGTCTCCAGCGCATTGCCGACGCCGCCGAGAAGATGGTGGCGAACTACGACGCGATGCGCAAAAAGGCCGAACGGTATGAGCGATGGTATAAGGAAGAGTGGGCAAGGTGCACTCACCGTGACCGACAGATTTCCGCCCTTCACGGCCAGATCACGAAGTTGAAGAAGGCGATGGACGGAGCGAAGGCAAGATGACCATGAAGACACGCAAAGAGACACCGCTGCTCCTGTCGGGACCGATGGTGAGGGCGTTTCTGGAAGGCCGCAAGAGCCAGACGCGAAGAGTGGCAGGCAATGATCCTCAATGGTCTTTTCGGCCCCGCCCTGACAGCAATCCACACGATATGAGTACATGGGACAAAGTCAGTCCCTACGGAGGTCCAGGGGACCTGCTCTGGTTCAGGGAGAGGTGGGCAACATGGAAGGGATGTGATTGCATGAAGCCATCCCTTCTTCCGGCCAATGCCTGCGCCTTGTGGTATGCAGCGGATGGGGGTTGTACCGATGAGGAACGTGGGAAGTGGCGTCCATCCCTCTTCCTTCCGAAATGGGCCTGCCGCTGCTGGGCCGAGATTACGCAGGTCAGAGTGCAGAGACTCCAGGAGATTATCTGGAGCGCAGATGACATGATGGCGGAAGGAATCATATACGATGCAGATGCTCCCATGATTGGACCCTGTGAGGGTGACGCAGGAAATCTTGTCGAGCAATTCGCGGCACTCTGGGATGACTTGAACGGCAAGCGCCCCGGCTGCTCATGGGCGGACAATCCATTCGTGTGGGTGTTGTCATTCCGCCGCAAGGCGATGGACGGAGCAAAAGCATGACTGCCATCTTTACTCGCTATCCGACTCGAAGAGATAGATCAGATGTCCCAGCGTTCATTACGGATTCCTTTTTCGAGAGGTTTGGGCCGGATACCGCCATCGTCGTGAAGGACTGTCGTGGCCAATATACGGCCACGACCTTTGCGGACATCGGCCGAGAAAAGCGAGAACGGCAGGCAGACATCCTGCATCGCATTCGCACGTTCTCATGCGAAGAGAGTGTCCGGCCGATGTATGTATGGGTTTTCTGGTGCCCCGGCATTGGCGGATTTGCATATCGTGGCTGGTGGACCTATCTCATCTGGCGAGGAGGGGACAGCGGTAAGTATCTCGACCGCGACGAGAAGATCGTTCGACAGTTGATGGAGTTGTTCCCGATGGGAGAACCGACATTGTTCGGCTCCGCATCGACGCATAGGCAGTGGCAGGTACACTTCGCAAAAGTATTCTGCTGCCGAAATCCAGATGGTACGCCACGCAAACACGCCGGACGCATTCAAGGCAAGGCGTTGCTCTGGGCAGAGTTCAATGGGGCACACTTACATAGGATTATCGGGAGAGCATATCTGACAACGGGCCGCAAGGCGGGCGATGGACGGAGCGGGAACGTGAGCGACAACTCTCTTTTGAAGGAGACCGAACATGAAGTTGTGTGACATTCCTGCGGGTACATGGTTCAAGATCGTAAAATATCCCGGCACGTACATGCGCACGAACCTCACGGAATGGGTTCTCGACCGCACGGGGAGCAAGAAATCGGTGATGTGCGTCCACGAGGATGGCTCCTGCTGCTATGTAGTAGACTTAGATGTGCAAATAAAACTGGCGGACAGAACGTGAGCGAACGAATTCAACCCAACCGATGCCAAGCGTGCGGGTCGTGTTGTCGAAGCCTGATCCTGGAAGTTACCGGCGTTGACCTTATGCGCGAGCCCCGCCTTGCCGTCTATGCCGAGCGATGCAGGGACGTTGACTACAGGAATTGGGAATCGGATCCGGACCAGGTTGCATTTCTCTTGCCGTCACCGTGCCCGTTCTTGATCGACAATCGGTGCACCATCTACTCGACCCGGCCGAATATGTGCGTCAGCTTTCGGGCCGTACACGACACGCGATGTGCGTTCAGTCCGAAATGCGTTTTTGAAGACGTAGGAAATCCCTCTTTTGAAGGAGACACAAAATGGCCCGATATGCCGAAAACACGAACGTCAACGTCGAGCGATCCCGCGCCGAGATCGAACGCACGTTGCAGAGATATGGCGCGGAGAAGTTCGTCAGTGGGTGGGACCAGGCGTCGGCCACCATCGGATTCGTCTTCCGCGGACGAGCATTCAAGTTGTCCCTGAATCTTCCAGATAGGGCGGACTTCCAGAATACTCCGGCCGGCAGACGAAGGCGCAATCCAGACGATGCCCTGCGGGCCTGGGAGCAGGCGTGCCGGGAGGACTGGCGGGCGCTGTGCCTGCTGGTCAAGGCCAAACTGGTCGCCGTCGAGCAGGGGGTCGCTACACTGGAAGATGAGTTCCTGGCCTACACCTGCCTGCCATCCGGTCAGACCGTCAGTGGCTGGCTCCAGCCACAGATCCAACAGGCCATTGAGACCCGGCAAATGCCCCTGGCGCTTCTGGTCGAGGCCCCGCAGGGCGGGAAGTGAAAGGAACGACGATGAGCAAGAAACCCCAGATTCCGCCGAAAGACCCAAAGAGGATGCGCTGCCTAAGATGCACATGGTGGCTCCGCTTTCTTCATCGAGGAGGTGAATGTAGACGCTACCCTCCAGTCGTTAGGTCCCATATGTACCAGGAAAATCGTTGCTATTCAATTCAATGCCACAGCCCTAAATCGGCAGAGGAAGGAGTGCGTCCATTCGCTCCCTACTACGTCAAAAGAACAAAGGGTATCTGCGTCTTGACGGATCAAGACTATTTTTGTGGAGAGTTCCATGAAAAGAAGCACTGAGATTCCGCCCGCCCGCGACGCGCAGTTGAAGAGGCTGGCGAAGAAGATAGCAAAAGCCTTGCTTGTCTGGGAGGCTGATTCCAATCCCGCACACCATCTACAGTTGGTCTCTCTGGCGGCGGACGAGGGGCGCAAAGACGCGAAGTGGCTCTATGGATTCGGTTTGGATGCGAAGGATGTGGCAGGCAGAGTGCTGACCCATCTTCGCCGCGCCGAGATCGCCCGCCAGAAGTCCGTCGAGAGATTGAAAGGCGCGAAGATTACACTGAACGAGATGAGACCGCCGGTCAGACCAGTCAAATCGGAAGGAATCCTGTGGCTCGTTGTTGATGCCGATGAACGCAACGTAAGTAGTCTCTTGACACGAGACGAAGCCGAGAGATTCACCGCGTGGGTAAATGATAGGGAACGGCTTGTCCGCGATCAGAGATCCGAGATCGCCAGAATGAGAAAGGAAAGCAAATGATCACCTGCACACAAAAGACGACAGAAGGAATCTGCGTAAAACCAGCCGTGGTGATGATGCACTGGCCGGGTCGTGAGGCGTTGCCCGTCTGCCAAGCGCACAGGCATAAAGCCCTGGAGATCGCCTGCGCGATGGGAGGCCTCATCGAGTTCACGCAGATCGAACCGGATGCGCCCATACCGAAGGAGGGAACATGAAGATTTGCAAGACGTTGGTCTGCATAGGACTCCTGAACGTGACGACTCTGACGCTCGTTGCAATCCTGGTGACGACAACCCCCAAACCTCGACAGATCGGAGAACTCTTCGTCTGGATCGGACTGACTGTGGCCTGTTGGAGACATTGGCCTGAGAAATGAGAAATCGACATACTGTTGTGGGGCACAGACCGTTACTGCCGGGGCCGCGTCGCAATCTGCGGCCGAAAACGCGCTACAGGGCCCAAAGCCCAAACCGGACCGGACGGAACCGACGCGGACTTCACGGCATAGCCACGAACCGCAAACCGGGGGCGTCCTGGGCGTCCGGGATACAAAACCAGTGGGAGCAACGTTCAACCGCCTACGACTCCCGACCTTATGTCACGCGCGAGACCGTCACTGGCCCGCGATGCTCGGCCTGACAAGCCATCACCCATGATTGCCTGAGATCATCTCAGTAGATATCCCTCCGGGGTCACAGGTCCTCGTGACAAGGGATATAAGGCGGGTCTGCGCCATGACGTTCGATTTGCGCGCGCAAGAAACCTGCGCGCAGCGAAGATTTGCGCGCGCAACTGACGACCGTTAGCGCTTCATCTTGGCGCCTTCGAGGATGCGCTCCCCGACCGTGCCGGGCACGGCATTGGCATCGTTCTTGAGGTCATGCTGAATGATGTAGTTCGTGATCGCTGCCGCCGTCGTACCGGAGAGCAGGGTCTCCACCGAAAGGCCATAGCTCCCGGCGCTCCCGTAAGTGGCGATTGCGGCGTTCCAGATTGCCTCAGCGAGATCGGCGGCGGTCATGGCGCCGCTGTTGGGATCCTCGATGGAACTGGCCATCAGGCCGTTGGCATCGACGGGCAGGGTGGAGATGACGGGCCCGGCCACATTGACATCGCCCGTTGTGCTCAAGGCCGTGAAGTTCACCACGTTGGAATCCATCTCCTCGGCGCTCACGTCGAACAGATAGTAGCCCTTCTGGGTCGTGCTGTTGGGCTCCGTGGCCGTGGTGTCCGTGAGTTTGAACGCCTCGCCGAAGTCCTTGGAGCCGTAGGCCGTGATGTTGGCAGCGTCCCCAGTCTTGGGCAGGCCGGTGGCCATGTCCTTGGCGAAGAACCAGACCTTTGAGGCCGCGCCTTTGCGATAGGCCGCGCCGGAAATCCCTCCGATGGCCAGACAGATCATCAGTACCAGTATCATTCTCAGTACGCGCATGGCAAGCTCCTTTCGTTATTGGATGAAGACGGGGTCCGGGGTCATGATCACAGTGCTGCCGCCTGCCGTCTGGTCATCCTGGTCGACTCCGATATTCTGTTTGTAGGCCCCGGTCAGGCCGAGATTAGCTCCGTTGAAACTGCCGGCATTGAGAACGACGCTGGCGGCCCCCACGGTGAAGTCGCCACCGGCTGGGCTCGTTAGACCAGGATCGGACAGGATGTCAGTGATTCCAGCGGTCACGTTCGTCAGGGTTGGCGTGGCCTCGCCCCAGCAGTTGTAGGCACAGTAGGTCATCTGAGCGCTTGTCCACGTTGCCTCGGCCGTAGCGCTATTGTCGATGATGTTGTTGATAATCGTGCAGGCGTTGTTTTCACCGCCGCTGAACGCGGTGGCACACGTCGAGAAGCTATTGCCGTAGTACGTATGGCCGTAGCCGAGAAGTGACGCGCCGATGGTGCAGTTGTAGATGACGTTGTTCACCGCTACGCTGCGATTTCCAAGCCGCATGCCGGCCGCAGAGGTGTAGATGAAGGAATCGAGGACCCGCTGGCAGACCTCTCCGGCTTCGATCCCGTAGCCATTCGTACTGGAGACGATACAACCCCGAAAGGTTGTGTCGGTGCCTCCAGGGTAGATAGCCGACCGGTTCGCCGTGCCGCTGGTATTCGTCACGATGCAGTTGTCGAGGACACAGTTGGCATAGGGCGAAATTACGTAGGTTCCGGTTCCCGTCAGATGGATATTGCGAACGATCCAGTAATCACCGATGACGAAGGCATTGGCACCCATATCCCAGTTGGGCAAATCGTCGCCATAGGGGATCGTCGCTCTGGTGGTTGCATAGCCGATGACCTTGATAGGCAACGCCCCCGTGCCATCGTTGCCCGTGGCGTTCATGGCCTCGGACAGGCTCCAGGCACCCTTGCAGTAGACGGTATTGCCGGCGACGACTCCATTGCCGGACCCAGCCTGCCAAAACTCGGCGTCGATGGCGGTACTGCCCAGCGCGATCGCCCCGCCTAATGCCCAGTCTCCGCCAGTCAGAGCGCCGTTGGCCCCGCAGGCCCGGTCAAGGGTAGCTGCATTGGCTGAGGTTGAGACGACTTCATACCAGCCGAGAGTGAATCCTGTTCCGGCCTCACTGATCCGAATGATGTTTCCCTCGTCAGCATCGACAAAGTTGTGAGTGGCAGAGGTGACGACCGGACTGGCTGCGTCTCCGTCGGCGCACGCTAAGTCCGTACCTGAATCCTCGGCGGCATCCTGTTGCGACCGATCCGTTCCGGGTGTGGCGTTGGCTGGGTTGTAGCCGCCGCCGTTGGCAACATTGCCCGTGGCTCGGCACTCCCAGACCGTGGAGGCGTGGATTGCGGCCTGGCACTGCTCGGCGGGGATGGCCATCCAGCAGACGCCCGTCAGGCACAGGCCCAGAAGTAGGATTGTTCTACGCATGTCATTTCCTTCCAATGAACCACTTGCGTTTGGGGTTGACGGTAATGGTGACATACTCGAAATCGGTATCCGTACCGTCGCTGACCTCGAAGTAGACGACGTACGTTCCGGCCTGGTCATCCGTGGGGACCCAGCGGAACGTGGGACTGACAAACGCGGCCCCGGTGGGCAGATCGTCGGCCGAATAGGTGCAGGGGTCGGAGTCCACGTCGGTGGCGTTCACATCGAACGTCAGGACGCTCAGCTCCCGCACGGCTTTGGCCCCGATGGCGTCGAGGACGGGGGCGGTATTGGGGGGCGAGCCTCCGCCGATTTCGTGATAGCCTGAGTCCGGGTGTCCGTCTGTTCGTTCCGTGTTCCAGAAGTCGTACAGGGCCGTGTACGTGTTGCTGCCGAAGTTGACGGCCGATGCCCCGGCGACCAGATCGAAGGCATGGCCGGGCGTGCCTGCCTCACCGGCGCTCCAGTAGAAATCGCCTTCCACGGCGGGCTCGAAGGCATTGGCATTGAACCACACTCCGCCGGCGAAGTAGTCTCCGCCGGTCTCGAAATCAACGGAGTTGGAGTCGTCAACCGAATCGCATAGGACGATGTTTCCTGGGTGCGAAGCATCGACGGCCGTCTGGGTCGTGCCCGTGCCGATGGACCAGAAGATGTTGCCGGTGACGTGCCCTGAAGCCAGCAGCACGGAGATATCGCAGCGCATGAGATAGATGTTGTTGCAGAATTCCAGATCGCTGTACTCGAACAACTTGGTCTCGTAGTACATGAATCCGAGGAGGCTATTGGTAGCGCCGGTCTCGAACTTGTTGATTCCCGACACTCCCGTATCACAGCCGATGATGGTATTGTGATTGATCTGGACCCCGGAGGACAGATTTCGCAGCTCGAATCCGGGATTGGGGGGATGGATGATCAGATTGTTGGTGATGATCAGATCCTTGAACTCGATGCCCACGGGAGTCGCATAGGTGCACATGGCGGCGGTATTCCCGAAGGAGTCGATCACGTTGGCATTGATCGTCACTTTGGGGCTGTTGATATAGATGCCGGACCCGTGGGCTTTGATCGAATAGTCGGCTGCCCACATGACGGTCTGTTCGTGGATATAGTTGCCCTGAATCAAGGGCGGGTCGTCATTCGAGCCGTTCGGCCAGACTGTAACGTCGCAGGTGATCGTGTTGCCGTTGCAGGCACACTGACTGATCTCATTGTCGAGGATGTCGATGTTGTTTCCGATGTTGTCCGTGTGCAGGTGGACGGCGCAATGGCCGCACTCGGAGATCGTATTGTCCTGGACGAGGATGTCGTGGCAACCCGACATATCCAGCGAGGCTTCCAAGATTTTGATTCCGTCCAGGTTGCAGTAGTCGGCCCGGTATCGCGGATCCCCCGGTGCCGCCTGGAGCACACCCTTGACGATGCACTCGCGCACCTTGAGATAAGCTCCCCGGCGAAGCCAAAGGACATGACTGGCCCCAGGCGGATTGCCTGTGTTCGGAAGGTCGAACGTCAGTTGGTAGAAGTCAAGCCACCAATGCATCCCGTAATAAACGGATAGTTGCTCGATTACCGGAGTGTGACCGGGCAACTTCGTCACCACGAGATACTGCGTTCGAGTCGGATACCCGGTTCCTGGATACCATTCCTCATACGGGTAGTTGCCCGTCATCAAATAGAGAGGCCCCTGACCATCCGGGACAGTCCAGACTCCTTTGTGGATCGTCTTGAACGCCTCCTCCTCAGAGAGTCCATTGTTGGCGTCATTGCCGTTCACCGCATCGCAGTAATATACGGCGCCATCCGTGACCTCGTCGATAGCCAGGCCGAGCAGAGCTGCCAAGCTCAGGATCATGATAATCCACCATTTGGAATGTCGATCTATCCACATCGTCTGTCCCTTCACGGTCTCAGCATCAGAACCTTGATGTCTTTGGTCAGCTCATCCAATTGCTTTTGCATACCGCTCGTGTTGCCCTCGATCCTGGCGAGCACTTCGGCCTGCATCCCGGTGGCCGCGTCCTGACTTCGGTCCCGAAGTGCCTGCTCTTTCAGTTCGACGAGTTGCCGTTCGCAATGACTCGCTACCTCGGTTTCGAGTGATTTGACCTGACGCCATTCGAACCCGCCGAATGCGGCCGCTCCCAGCAATGCGAGCAGCCCGGCGCTACTGATCGACTTGACCAACAGATTGCCTGTACCGTTCTTCGATTCTGCCATTCGTTTCTCCCTTAATATGACCTATCGACATCCACTTTCCAGCACTCTGATACTACGGCTGAAGCATGTTTACAGGAGACCCGAATCCACACCGGCTTGGCGAGCGCGGTCATGTTCGTGTACTTCGTGCTCACACTTTGCCAAGTTGTCACGGTCCCGTTGCTTACGGGTATATTGCATGAGGCCAGAGCGGAGTAACTGCCGCTGACGAGCGGGTCTTCGAACTGGTCGATGATCTCGATTTTCGGCGGGGCGGCACTCAGATCATCTCCTGCCTGTTTGATCCATCCGTATACTCGTATGCCCTGCCCGGCCTGAACAATCATCGGCTGCTGTCTGAAATTCCAGTACGTTGCCGTGGTGCAGGTGTGTGTGTAATAGGTCGTGAATCCCGTTGGCGGGCTGGCCGTGTCGCTGAGCGTGTTCCCGCCGAGACTAACGAACTTCTCGGCTCCGGTCGTGCCGTCGTGGTCGTAGGATGCAATCCACTGGTCTGGCCGGACGTAAACGTCCGTGAACTCAAATTCCTCTGCCGTCGTGCCGATCACAGAATCCCGCGCCATACAGTTGCCTAAGCGTCGCCAGCAGTAGGTTCCACTGGTGATATTTGCCCCGATCATTATGCCGTTGTTACTATAGTAGTAGATCGAACCGTTTCCAATTCCGGTCCCTAAGAATATACCTCCTGAACTGTTTGCGAACACATAATCTTGCCCTATGGCGATTCCTGAAAAGTATCCAGAATGACTATGTTGATAGACTTGCACATTTCCACCACAAATTCCCGAGACGGAACCATAAGCCGTCAAGTAAAATACGTATACCTCTCCGCTTGCAGCACCCACAAGAGTTCCTCTGGGGCTGGAGGAGTAAACCCGTGCCCATCCCGTCTCCCATCCACTCGTCGGTCCCACGCCCCAGTATCCACCAAGGGTATTGCCGGACCCTCCGGAAACCGCATGTCCCTGTGCGGCTGTGGCACAGTAGCCCCAGGCGTCAATCGTGTCATCAGACACTGAAGAGAATAGGATCTGCGCCGCTCCCGATCCACCGATGATCTTGATGTTGCGATTGCACAGAAGGATGTATGCCCCGGAGAGTTTTGCAGCCGTCAGGCCAGCAGTAACGTGAATGTGGTCCGCAGCAATCGCCCCTGCGTCAATCACACGAGTCTCGTGCTCCTGTGCGCCGTCGATATCGCAGATCGAAATGGTGTTTCCAGCTGCCCAGATGTCCGCACTGACGTTCTGACTGATGCCAAGTTCAGTTTGTCCTATTGCCTCAGAACCACTCAGGGTTACGTACTTGTTGGTCGGCTCGGTGCAGTACCAATCAATTGCACCAGTCGTCGAATCTCCGATTGTGTAGGCCCCATCCATCTCAATCGTGAAGGTAGCCGTTTGAAGGAGAGGCACAGACCGACTCGTGCCGATAGTCCATGACCCGCCGTCAGAAACCACGATGTTCCCCGAAGCCTTCAGGTAGTAGTTGTTGGTGTCCGCAACGGCATCTCCGCCCGTCATGGTCCCGGAAATCGTGATGGCATCCCAATCCGTGGCCGCCGTGATGTCATACCGTACAGTATTGCCCGCCGAGATCGTCCAAGAGTCCCCGGCAATCGGCAGAGAGTCTCCCGTCCATGTAGCGGCTGCTGAGAACAAGCCAGAAGAATCTGTGGTATGAGCATCACCCCAGACAGTCGAGGCGACGAACAGAACAAAGAGTACAGAAATCAGCTTCTTCATGGCTTCGCAACCTCAAGGCCCAAGTCCTTCGCGGTTAGTCCCCGCTTGGCGATCTCAGCCTTCAACTCGATCAGACTGCACGATTCCAGCAGGACGGGCTCCTTCACGACAACGGCAACCGCACTGGCAAGAGCAGTCGCTTTGGTAAGGAAGACGGATTCTGCATCGGTCACTTTGCCCTTGATCTCGGCAGTTGTGCCATCGTCAAACCTCACGACCGTGTAGCGTTTCCCATTCCAATCGTAGCAGCGAAGTGCTTTCGGAGCCCCTACAACGGTCGTCAGAAGAAGCAGACAAATGAATAGAGCAAGTCGTTTCATGGTCACGGATTCCTCAAAGTGTACGCACTTCCCTTGTCGAGATACGTTAACTCGAATAGCCATCGTCCCGTGCTTGCGGCTGTATTCCAATTCGCTGTCGGCACACCTTGGACGTATACTGATCGAGCCCCACTTGCCGCTGCCGGGACCGGCCAACCTCCTACCCCAAGGCCGAATATGGTCCCTACGGTATTTGCGCTTCCCGTTGTGAGTTCTGAGCCGCCGCTGGATGTACCCAGTGAGAAAGCAATAGAGGATGGCCCACCGACGGCTTCAATACATCTCATCTGGCAGCTCACGCCTTCGGCATAGGCAACCAACACATTGGCCAGATTTAATATCTGAGCAGTTGTGTTGGCTTGCGTCGCATCAAAGTTGTAATCAGACCCACCTCCTGTATGTATGTCTATGAGTACCGTGACAGTTTTCATCTGAAAACTCGTGTTGGCCGTCGGTACGAAGTTCGCCGCCGTCACCGTGCCCACCGCCGTCAGGGAGTCCGTGGTCTTGTTGTAGGTCAGGCCGGCGTCACCACCGAGATTGAGTCCGCCGTCGTTGAACTGAACTTGGGTATCCGACCCGCCAACGCCCGATCCAGTTCCGATAGGACCGAAAGGCTGTAGGACGGCAGGGGTACTGGTTCCAGGATCGCCCGCCGTAGTGCAAATCCATCCGGCGTAGTCACCCGAAATCCACGTATTGTTGAAAACGACCGCACCCTTCTCCAGATAGGGTGTATTCGGCTCGACATCCGACGAATAAAAGGGCTGGTAGTAGTCCTCTGCCATGCTCAGCAGTTGGATTCGTGCGTACCACGGAGGACTCTGAACGATCTGGATGGGTCCGTTGTAGTAGTTCGGGTAGCCATCCGTTCCACGGCCGATTTCACTGACCCTATCCGTATCTCCAGTGAATCCGGCCGTTACTCCGGTATAGGCAGACGGAACAAACTCGGTCTGATCGGATGTTACGTTCAGTGAGGAAGTTCCGATATTCACATCGCCGATGAAGTGGCAGGAGACGAGTTTGAAGGTCTTGTAGCAGTTGTAGTCTACTGCCACTTGTTCCGTCCAAGGCGTCTTGTAAAAGTCCTGAGAGACGTGATCGAAGACGATCCCAGGGGTCAGAGGCGAGTAGGAAGCGGCGGACGGGCCAGTCTCAAGAATCTTGTCGCTTTCGTGCTTACTGGTGTGCAGACTAAGACCCGACAATGCACCACCGAGGTAGATATCCGCTGTACCAGAGCGCCCGAAGAACGTGTTGTAGCCGGCGAAGCAGCCCTCATTCACGTCCAGGGCATAGGTTGTAGCCGTCAGGAAAGCACCTCCAGTACAAGTCACTTGCCGGACATCGCCCTCGATTCTCAGGTTCACACCATTGTCATACAGGACAGAGTCCTCCAGGGTAATGTAGTCGCAAGTGGCGTTGGCATCCTGAACCAATAGACCGCCGTACAGCTGGCAGTTCGCAATGGATACCTGCTTCAGCATGACATGCTGACTGGGGAAGGTCGCCGCTGCTCGAATCTTGAGCCCGGTAACTCCTGTGCAGTCGTTCCCGTCGATGAAGAGGCCCTCGATAGTGCTGTCTTCCAGACTGACAACGTCCATGACAAGTCCGTTCGGGTCCCCGTCCCACAAGATCGTGGGCAAGCCGTCACCGATCATGCGAAAGCCCGAGACGACCGATGTTCCCGTCCCAATGATGAGGGTGTCGGTTATCCGGTACGTTCCGGCCCCCAGCCGAAACTCTCGCCCGTGCGCGATGGCGTAGTCCACGGCTTCCTGAAGGGAGCTCGTGTCGTCGGTGACTCCGTTCCCGTCGGCGCCGAACCAGTTGGCGTCGATGATGGCGTTCTGGGCGATGGCGTTGGCCCTGTCCAGATCGTTCGTATCGAGAATGAACTGGCGTGCCGCCGGGTCCATCGCCATCGCCGTCAGGGAGTCGGGCAGATTCGGTTCGTCGAGCACTCCTGCCCAGTAGGCATGCACGGTTGTCTGGCTGGCCAGTGGTGCGGCGATGCCGTAGTTGCCGTTGACTGCCCGGTACACGTATCCTGCCGTCCCGGCAATTGGGAGGGTCACGGTATCACCCGTATCCGTCACCTGGATTTTCAGGCAGCGATTGAACATGGCCTTGGAGTCCTGGACTTCGTAGGTCAGTTTGTCCAGCGCGGTCTCGATGACTTCCAGATTCCCGGCTAGGTTGGTCAACTGCGTGCCGGGAGTAGCCCGGTACAGGACAATCGTATTGCCGGCGGCATAGGTCGCTACCGTAGTGACCGTTCCGCCCCTCGACCAGTCGTACAGATTGTTCGAGTTGGCCGACCGCATCGTGTAGTGCGTGCTCTTGGTCAGTACCGTCGGCGTACCCGCGCTGTCGTACAGAACAACCTTCAGATCGTCGTCGTCCGTCAGGGCAAACGAGAACGTGAACGCCTTGAGCGCGCCGTTGCAGGCGTAGGGACCCGCCATATTCGAGGCATCCGTAGGAACCGTGGCCAACGAGGATGAGAAGAGGATTAGAGTCAGTCCTATCGCGAAGACTCGCTGAATCATAGCAGTTTCTCCAGTTCGCGCGCCACAGTGTTGACGATCAGACCTGATTCGCGCAGCTCGAACATCTTCCTGAGACGTTGATCCGGCGCCATCGGAGACAGAAGGGCATAGGCCATCTCAGTCCTGGCGAGCAGTTTCCCGTCCTCGACGGCGTCGGCGAGCAGTTTTGCCTTTGCCTCGTCATTGACATACTGGTATTCGGGACTGCGCATGGACTCGAACATCTTCACGTAGGAGACTTCGCCTGCCCTGCGCCATAGTTCCGTGTTCTGGTTCGCCGTCAGGGCCTTGTATCCCTTGCGGTCCCCCAGGAGCGTCGGGGCAGCCGTACGATATCCCAGGTCCCACAGCCTGCGGACTTCATCCACGACGACATCCTGCTTGACCTTGCACGGCCTCGTCGGATCGACCATGACCTGGATGATGTTGCCTCCATATCGCGGAAGGTCCTGGCCAAGTACCGTAATCGAGGGCTCCAGATACCAGCGTGCCACAGGGAAGCGGGACATGACTCTCTGGCCTCCCAGTCCGGTCACTCTGCGTTCGGTTCTGTCCGTAGCCCTTGCGATATCGGCCAGGATCGTCGGTACGACCATTCCGGCCATCGAACTCGTGAAGGATTCGAGCGATCTGTCCGGCTCGACCAGTGCACTGACGGCCACATTGAAGCCGCGAAGGAAAGTCTGCTCGCTGAACGATTTGCCGCCCCCGGCACAGGCGGAAACCATCGCCTGAGTAGGACTGCCGGTCTCCTTGAGCTTGGATGCGAAATGGGCGCCGATCATCATCGCAATCCCGGCCGGGCCCAGCACCTGGATCGAGTGCCAAGCGTTCCCGATTCGGATCGAGTTCGCCTGCCTGCCCTCCACTTTCCACAACTCGCGTTCCCGCTCCGTTTCCGGCCGGTCGAGACTCATCAGGCCGGACTTGAACAACTCGTACCCAAGCCACAGCAGGGCGCTACCCGTGACAGACCGCCCCAGCGCCTGAGAGAAAGCCCTCTGATCATAATTGGCGACGTTCTCGACAAGGGCCTTGACTGCCCCGACCGGCGTGTAGTTCAGAATCTGCATCGCAATGGCGGACGGGGTCCTGGTGAAGGGGACGATCAATGCCGTCCCGGGGAGACCTCGGATGATCGCGGCTGCAACGTCGCCCAGAGCCGTGCGGTTCGCAAAAACGGCGATCTCGGCATCCTTCAATGACCAGATCACCATGTCCTCAGTCGGCTTGTCGAGTAGTTCCTGGGCTCTGGCCTGCGCCTTTTCGCCCGTCAGGCCGTCGTTGAACGCCTGCGCCGCTGCGGACGAGGCCAGGGACCGATACATGGCGCAGTAATAGAACGGCTGATCCTCCGCGCCCATCGAACGATAGACCCACTGAAGAACGTATTGCAGTTTTGGACTCCAGAGTTTCGTCCCGCGCATCTCCAGTTTGTTGGCAACCGTATCGCGCTCGCTCCAGCCCGTCCGAAAGTAGGTCAGACCCTCTCTCCCGCCCTTGGAAAGTCCAGCCCCCGTCCCGGAGACCGTGAAGAAGGTCGTTCTCTTGCCGGAAACGAGTCCGAGCATCTTGTCGATCCCAGCAGCGGGCACGTCCTTGACGATCTCCAGGCCCATGTGAATCGTGTTGGAGCCGATGTTGATCGCGTGGGTCTTGAGACCCGTCAGCATACCGGCGCGAATGACGTACATCAGTTGATCGAACCAGGTAGACGGAACGAGACCATGCACGTAATCCGTCAACTGGCCGAGCCGTCTGGCCTTCTCCAGATTGTCCGTCAGCTTTCCGATGGCCGCCATCTCGTCGGTGATGTGCTTCATCTGCTCGGGAGTGAGATTCGGCAACTGATTCTTCTTGTGGTGGGCGTTGTAGTCGTCAATAGTCCGGATCGCGAAGCGGATCATGCCCTCCGGGGTGTCGAGACTGGCGATAGTCGCTGCCTGGATGTACTGGCCATGCGCGGTGAAGGACCTTGCAGAGACATAGGAAAGATCGAGCGCCTTCTCTTCGATGGCCGCTCTCTTGGTCGGATCGGTCTCCTGCTCTGCCTGTCTGCGCCATGCCTTGAGCAGTTCGATCGCGCATGCGGCATCGCCGTCGTTCTCTCCTCTGCGCGCCCGTTTCTCCGCCGCCGCCGGATCGTCGCGCACGAGATTCGCCGCCTTGATCGCCAGGGTGTCCGTATGGCGGACGTGGTACTCTTCATGCGCCTCCTTGCCGACGAGTTCGTTCTCTTTCAACGTCTCGATGAAGGCCCGCTCCCTCGTAGGGGCATCCGGGTCCTGCGGCTCCGGACCGAACTCCAGAACCTCTTCGGGCGTCGTACCCTGCTTGGCAAGCCAGTCCTCAAAATGCTTCATCGCCTGTGCGATCTTCTCCTGCGTCTGCTTCTCCTTGTTGAACCGGAATCGCAGGAATCCGCCGGCTCCACGGCTGGCAGCCTGGTGAAGCTGGATCTTCTCGCGGGCGTCTCGCGGGTCCATCTTCAGAATGTCAGAGACGGCAAACCCCATTTCTTTGAGATAGTTCTTCTCCTCACGCGTGATGGGACCGGCTTGTGATGTTTCGGGCAGGGCCGTGCCCGTCGCTTGGGCGGGCACTGTCGCCCCTTGCCCTGTCGCGGGTTGCCCGATCTTGGCTTTTGCCTGGCTAAGGATTCCTGGGTCAACTATCCTTGACTGGCCGGCAACGTCTTTCGGTAGAATGAATTCCTCGCCTGGAACTCCACCGCGAACAGTGTACTTCGACAAGTCGGTCGTCGGTACATCCACATAGGTCAGATTGCCGCCATAGGCTTCCTGGAAGGGAAGGGCAACCCCGTCCAGTGCGGTTGTATAACTCGGATTCCCAGTATCCTTGCCTCCCGCCCTGTTGCCCCGCCAGAGTCGTGTGTATCCATCTGGGACTGGTGGTATAGCCTTTTCGACCTCCGTAGCGATCTGCCGGAATTTCACGATGGGCGACTCTTTGCCCGCAACCGTCTCAGTCGCTCCCGGAGTCTCTTCACCCACGACCTGCGGAAGGTTAGGCCGGGGTTCGGCCATACCGCCGGGGGGCGCAGCACCGGGAACTTCCCGCTGGACTTGTGCAGCCTGGACAACCTCTGGTGCGCCGCCTGCCACAACGGGAGCACCTTCGGCTGGTACGGTGGGTTCAGTCTTGCCGGCGCCGGGTACGTAGCGGTAGCGACCGATCTGGATTTCATTGGCAGCCTCCGTATCTCCGGCCATTGCCCGGTCGAGAAGTTCTTCGTAGGTAGGCAGATTTCGTCTCTGGACCAGGTCATTCAACTGATCCCACGCCTGCTCGTCCCCGGTCTCCGCTTTTTCCAGCAGTTGGGCGGAGTATTCATCCTCTTTCGCGATGAGTGCTGCCTGTCCGGCGCTGGGTCTTGGCTTGACTTCCAGTGGCGAGCGATAGCGCACAGTGCTGCCCTCGCGCTTGATTTCAACAAGATTGCCCTTCTGCTGGGCAACGGACCACATCTGGAGCGCCTGTTGCTCGGCCACGTCCTCATTGGGGAATCGAATGCTCGTCCATCCGTCGGGAGTCGTGATGGGCTCACCTATCGACACGCCGCGGGAGACAGTCGCCAGGCTAGCGCCGCCGGCCGCGCCGGTAAGGGTCAGGACTCCAGCGATGGTGGCCTCTTGCAGCCTGCGGTCCACGTAGGCCCAGCCGCCTGGCCGCTCGATTCCAGCGACCATCTGCCCCGTCTTCTCCTGCCAGGCCCCCTGCATCATCTCCGTGACGGTCTCCTGCACAAACCGCTTGGCAAGCCCTTGCCCGATTTCCTTGCCCGCCGCCTCCGCCGTCAGTTTCTTCGCCGCTTTTGCGATAACGAGATTTCGCATCTCCTTGACGAGTTTGATTCCCGTCCTGATCTGGAACATCTCAAGTGCCGCCGCGACGCTGCCATAGATGATCCGGGCCTGTTTGCCTTCCTCCACCGTCCCAGCGTTGGCGATAACGTAGTCGTATGCCTGCTCCCCTTCAGAGGCGTAGACCAGCGCTGCGGCGGCCACGGGATGTCCAGTAGCCGTCAGAAGCCCCGCCGCCGCCAGTTGAGGCATGGAGGAAGCCAATGCGACCGTCAGTTTTCGAGGATGGGTCAGCAGGTCCACGACATTCTTCGGAGGCTCGGAATCCCACTCCGGATGCGTCGCAATCAGTTCGCCAATTCCCCTGGCGGCAGTTTCGAGCGGGTCTTCGATCTCCTCGTCTGGTTTTCGGGGCTGGGTATCAATCATTCCCGAAGTGTCCATTGGCGCTGTCCCCATCGCCATGACATCCCAGACCCTCGGCTGGTTGATTGCGCCGCTGCCGAGACGGAGCAGCCCTTTGACAAGCTGGAGATTGCCTTTGTTTATCGCATTGGCGATATCGCCAGACCAGGTATGGTACTGCGCGAGTCCGATGGCCTGCTCGACCGGAACGTGGTACTGCGAGGCAATCGCCATCGCATCCTTCGCCTGCTGATCCACGGTCGGCATCGAGGCGATGGAGAAATCGGCGTCCGTGTCGAGCCAGGCATTTGCGATGCTCTGGGCGTCCGGCTCGGTTGGCGACCGCATGCCCATTTCCGCGAGGGTCGGTTTCCTGGAAGTCATGTCCATGAGTGTAGGCATCACTTCTCTCCCTTGCCGATCTTGAACGCCTTCCACTCGTCGGTATCCATGATCTGGTCATCCGACCATCCATTGCGGCGTGCGATGTCGATCATCTGTCTCAGGTCCCCCGGAAGCTCAGTCTCGTTGAGGGGATGGGTCTTTTCCGAGGACTCGATCTTCGGCAGCGGCCTGCTCTGCTCTCCCAGGCGCGACTCCAGGGCTTTCGCCAGCGTCTTTTGGGCGTCGGGCGTTCGGCCCGCCTGCCGTTCCTCATCGAACCAGGATAACAGGTTGCGGGACTGAACGACTCTGTCCTCGGGCGGGGTCGAAACACGGGCTCCGCCGCCGCCATAGATGCCGAGGCCGTATTGGAACTTCGTCTGATTCTCGATTGCCTTGAGACCGACTTGCAGGGCGGCGGACTCGTGCGCCTTGTACCCCTTATCCAGAATTCCCCGGATGGACTCGTAGGCGTTCTGATTCAACACAGCCTTGTCACCGTACCGGGCCTCAGCCAGTTTCGTCCTGAATTCGTAGGAGTCCGGCGAAGATGAGGCCGTGACAGCTTCATTCAGAAGACGAAGGGCCGCGTCATACTCCGTCTCGACCTCTTTCGTTCGGTTGGCGTTCCACTGAGACAGACGGACCTGATCCACCTGGGTCGATCCGGGCGGTAGACGAAGTGCGTCCGCGCTAAGGATATCGCCGGTGGCCGTTTCGTCGCCGGCGTCGATCTTGCCCAGGATTCCCAGAACGGCTTTGCGCCTCTGCTGCTCCGACAGGAAATCGAACTTCTTCTTGCGGCCGTCCAGTGTGTTCTGGGCCATCGAAGCGATCCGGTTGCCGCGAGTCCTCTGATCCTCGGTGATCGTTTCATCGCCGAGCAGAGCCTTCATATCATCGACGGCGTCTTGCGGATTGCGGTTGACGTTGACAAAGGCCCTGGAGAGTCGGCTATCGGCGGGGAACCGGCTGATTTCTTCATCTGCGATTCCCTTCGAGATCGCATTTTGCGAGAGCAGATCGTTCATCAAGCCACGGTGACCCGCCTCATCACCTGAGAGAAGCATTCTCTCTTTTGCGAACTCGGCCTTGGACAGCAGTTCCGCCATCTGGAGGCCCAACTCGTTTCTCGCAAATCCGATCCGAGCCTGCATCGCCTTGTGGCCCAGGTGCGCCATGAGTTGGGCGTCGCCCTCGACCCCGAGCATGGCGCCTTCCGTCGCCTTCTGCTGCGCCCGGTCCAGGGCGGCGTCGAACAGTTGCTGCCGCTGCTGACTGTCCGGATTCCTGGACACTTCGATCTCGGCCATTCCCACGGCCTCATCGAACGCCGCCACGCGGGCGGCCATGTCCGTCGTCTGGATCGCGTCCTGAATTCGGTTCAAGGCGCTCTTGGCGGTAGCAAACGCCCTCGTCCACGCCTGCCCGGAATAGTCCCAGACGTGCTGGGGACCCGGCCCCTGCGCAGGACCCGCCGGCGGCGCTTTCTTGCTATATCTCGCGACGACTGCCATTACGCGTACACCTTTTGACCGGAGATCGGTTGATTGTAGGACGATGACTGCGGCGTGGCCCCCGATATTGAACCTGCTTGGCCGCCCCTGTCCTTGCCCCCGCCGCCCATGCCATAGGCCGAAGCCCAGTCATTGACGATATTGCCAGCCAACTGCCATCCGGCCGCCGTTTCCGCGCTCTGCACCGCCTCTTTGTTCATGTGCGCCGTCCTGTACGCCCAGAAATAGGAGCGATAGTCGGCCCAACCCTGCTCGATGATCCGCGATGTGTTCTTGAAGATACGGTCCACCGCCTCCGCGATCACCAGCAAGGGACTGCCCTCCAGGAGACTGCCCTGCTTGCCGAACGCGGCTGTCATCTCTCCCATTTCCGCCTGGCCTTCAATGGCAACGTCCTGAGCCGTCTCGTAGGCTTGTTTCAGTGCCCTGGCCCCCTGTTCCAGATAATACTTCTCCTGATACTCGTACCCCTTCGCCTGGGCGCGCAGGGCGTCGGTCTGTGCCGAATAGGCCCCGATATCTATAACGGTATTCGCAATTGCGATTCCTGCTGCTGCGCCACCTGCCATAATCGTCACTCCATTGCGAAACGAATCGCCAGTACGGTCATTGGATACGGGTCCGAATTCTCGATTCGGATTCGCGTTTTGGTCAACCATTCACCGGAAGCCGAACCCTCGTAGAACCCCGTGTGCAGGTTGTCCGGATCGGGATTGATCTGGTCGGGCTCACGATACTCGATAGCGGTTTGCTTCTGGGCGTCACCCATCGTGCCACCCAGCGAGTTATAGACCTGAATACCCTGGTAGGTGATCTTCCGTTTGCGGCCGAGACTCACGCCCGTCGGCAGCATGACTTCAGGCCACATCGGCTCCAGAACGGCTGGGATGGGCAAGCCCGCGTGGATCGTATTGAAATAGCAGTCGTCGGTATCTCCGAACGCCACGACTCCGCCGGCCACTACTCCCGTCGTCGCCAATCCGTCCCGGAGAATGGCCAGGGTTTCGTCCTCCAGGTGCGCCACGGCGATGCTATTGGCGACTCGCTCGGCGGTCCCCCCGGATTCATACTCGCTGAAGGCGGACCCATCCACGTAGGAGCCTCCGTCGCTGGTCCGGAGAACGAACGTGCCGGCCGCCGCGTCGGCGACCGTGTAGACGCAGCCGTTGACTTCCGTCATACCGACCACGCCGGCCAATCGCACCTTATACGCATTCGAGAAGCCGTGCAACGCGGCGGCGACGGTCACTCGATTCGTTACAGGGTCCACGGTGATTCCGGTGACTGTCTTGGCGGCCCCGCCGTCCCACGTCACCCCGGAGTCCACGAAGAAACAGTCCCGCTGCTCCGTGCCCCACTCGAAGGGTTGCATCTGCTCCACGAAGCGGTAACTCGAGACTCCGATGGTCCGCTTGACGACGCACCAGACTTCATCCTGGGTATCGCCGGGAATGACCGCCACGCTCTCGACCAGACCGTCCGTCGTTCTGCGGAACCAGCCTTTGAGGTCGGTCCTCTTATCACGAGTGCAGCCGATCAGCGCGCCGTCGGCCGTGACCGCCCAGAGGATGGGGTAGGGCTGCTGCTGGAAGGCCCACTGAACGATTCCCCCGGCCGTGACGTGCTCGGCGAACTCGGTGAGGTCTTCCGGGTCGTACATCCGCGTGTCGTCGCTGTAGACGATCTCATAGACTCGCCGCGCATTGATCCCCCCGTAGACGATTTGCCCGGCAATGGGGATGGGCGGCAGTCGGCAAGCCCCGGTGGGGCACTGGCCGACGATGTGGCAGTTGGAGGGCGTGATGGGCTGCTCGGTAGTCGAGCCGTATCCCTTGAAGATGCCGGTGTCCGTTCCGATCAGCAGGAGCCAGGTGGAGATCATCCACTGGATCGAGCCGGGATGGGGGATGCTGCGTCCGCCGGCGTCCGAGTCGTTCGTGCCCGCCAGCATGACGAGATAGTCGCTGGCCGTGAGGAACGTCCTGCCGAACCACAGAGTCATCGGTTGATCGTCCGTCGCCGCCGAGAACAGGCGCTGCTCGTGCATGACTCCGCAGGCAGGGTAGCCGTTCTCGCCACTCCACGCTGACTGGGACCATTTGTGTGTCGCTTCGGCGGCTCCCAGAGTCGCCGTCACTGTGGCGTCGGCGTTCTTGGCATCGGTCACGTCAGTGATCTCGACGTAACCGTAGACCGTCCCATTTGCCGGAGCCGTGATTGCCGCCGTGCAACTATAGCCGCACGGCGCCAAAATATCAGCGAGATTCTCGGCCCGAAAGCGATAGATCGCATCCATGTCCGTTGAGCTGATCGTATTGCCGATATTTGCAGGAACAGTGGCTTTCTCGACGGTTTCCCATGTGGTTCCGGCATCCAGACTCCGCTCAAAGTAGACACTGCCCGTAAAGGACCCGATGTCCGAGCTGGAGTAGACGATCTGCGAACCCTTGGCAACCACTGCAATGTCGCTCACCTGATTCGGGTCGAGGGTCGCATAGAAAATCTTCGAGAGAGTCGCATCGACGGCGCTGTAACCGATCTTCATCACGGAGCCGATGTGTCCTTCCTCAAACAGGTCATCGGATGCCAGCAGTGTGATGTCTCCCGTCACGTCGCTGGGCGTGATCGTCAGATTGATGTCCGTATTCTCGGCCAATAGGGGTCCATGCCGGAAATCCGCTTCCTCAATCGTCCAGTCGTCGTCGGCCGTCCGGGTCAGTACGCGGGTCTCGTAGCTGCCGTGGTAGATGTAAATGGCGTCCTGGGAAGCGGCGAAGACCAGTTCGTACAGGACGGAAGAGGGATAGGGAGTCACTTTCGCGTAGGGCAGTCCCCCGGAATCGACCTGCGCGCCGTCGGTGTAGACCCGCATGTAGAGATCGCCGAACTCCAGGATGTACCGGTCGCTCTTGCCGAACTGGCAGCCGACTAAGATCGTCACGTCGCCGTGGTCCTTCACGGACTCCTTGTACTTGAGGCCGGGACACTTCGTCACACCGGTCACGGGCAGGAGGACGAAACTCTCCAATACGGCGCAGCCCTGATTGTAGGCGGGCGAGTCCACCGCCCCGGCCATCGCCGGACTCAACTCACCCGACCGGAATTTGTTGTGCAGTAGGTCCATACCGATCAGAACAGGTCCGTATACAAAGCCACTCCATCCTCATCCGCCACATAGCCCTCCTTGCCGCCGAGCGCCTTGCAGTTGGCCTCCTCATAGGCAACGAGTCTTCGCGTGATCGCCTCCTTGATTGCCGGTTGACCGGTAACGGCCAGCGCGATCTTCTCCGCCAGCAGGATGACGAGCCAGCGAGTTAGTCCGGGTGAATAGGCGGCCGGATCATCGAGGCGGAAGGTATACACGCAGTGGGCATTCTCCAGACTGGAGTACAGCCATCGGTCGTTGTAAACCGTCTCGCCGACCGTGCGCTCCTCGGTGCACTCAAGGAACTCCGATACGCTGTTGTACTCGTCCGTCACCTTGCGGACCACGACAGCATCCGTGGGCCGGGTGTACTTGTACTCATAGGTCTCATCCAGGGGCGCATCGACCGAAACCGTCAGGACCACTCGCTTGCGGGCGCACGGCCAGTCCATTTTCGTCAGGGCCTCTTCGAGCGCCTGGGGGTAGAAGTCCACGGCCGCCTGCTCGTAGGGGTGCGTCGGGGTGTCGAAACTCGTCATGCGGCGGGTCTTGTCACCCAACTCGCCGAAGGCCATATTGCAGACCGCTATCTTGTCCGTCGCCATGTCAGTTGCGCCCCTTCACGATGGGCATGACCCAGGAGACCTTGCTCATGTTGTTGACACGAACGATTAGTACACGCGCGCCCCACGGATCGAGGGTGCAGCGTCCTATGGTATTGGGATCACCCGTATACTCAGGCGTAGAGAGCCAGTTGTAGCTCGTCTGGCTGCCGAATTCACCTTCGGCGTACTTGTACGACTCGTTGGGGTCCAGACTGCCGCTATTGAAGGCAACCCCCGTCACCGGGTTGTGCGTGGCCTCCAGTTCACCCACGGTGCAATTGAAGTCGCAGACGTGGTCCCACGAACTATAGGAATCCACCAGATAGACGTTGACATCGAACGTGCCTGCGTTGGGATCGCCGTCGCCGTTGCCGTCGCCGTAGGCCAGGAACGCGATCGTGTCGTACTTCCAGTCCGGCAGGATCATCAGATAGCCGCCGGTGTTTTGCCAGGTCATGGCATTGGGATCAAGTTCGGCGTCGTTGACATCCACGTGACCGGCGTTCGCGGCCGCGACGCCGCTGCCCGAGAAGTTGCGGGCATAGGACCATCCCTGCTGCATGGTGATTTCACGGACCCGCGTGGCGGCGACTCCGTCCGTGGGAACAGTCACCGGGTCCGCAGGCGAGCTGGCGGAGCATCCCAGAAGCAGAAGGGCCATGAAAAACAGTGCTCGTCGCATACGTATTCCTTTCGAGAAAACCAGCCGGGGCGGGCATCGATGAAGGAAGGACCGCCCCGGACTGGATAAAGCCTTTAGAGTTCAGTCACGGTGATCGTAATGCTGGCGATCTCGATATCCGTGGTCGCTGCGGTCGTACCAGTCACGAGGATGTAGTAGGACTCGTCGGCCGCGACTACCTCGGCCAAACTGCTCTTGGCGTCCACCACCTTGTAGTCCGCCGTCTTGGCGATCTGGGTAATGGCCCCGATACTGGCGTCCGCGTAACCGGCAGTCGCCTCAGTCAGCTTGCGCAGGTCGGCGTCGAGTGTAACCGCCCCGCCCGCCGAGTCGATTTGACCATTGAGGGAGAACGCCGTGATCGTCCACCCGACCTTCAGAGGTATGGTGATCGGGATGACGATGTTCTCGGCTGTCTGACTCTGTGGCAGGGTCGCCAGGGAGATGCTGTCTGCAGCGCCGATGACCCACCCGGCCCCGGAGGCTCCCAGTTTCGCATAGGCGATGCTCTGCACGTACTGCTGGGAAGTCCGGTTGACGTTTCCCGTGATGTTGATGCCGCCGGACCCGGCCTGGATATTTGTCGTGGATGTCGTGTTCGTGCTGCCCAATGTGACGGTCTTGGCGGCCGCCCCGGTCCCAATGTCAATAGCCTGGATTCCGGCCCCACCAATGGTCACGGTTCCCGTAGTCGTTCCCGTTCCAATGTTGGTGACAGCACCGCCGGCGGATACGTTCAGACCCAGAGCGCCTGCGGTGGTTCCGGACAGGATTGTCGTAGCGGAAGTGGTCGTATTCGAGCCGAGAGCCACAGTCTTGATCCCGGCCCCATTCCCTACGTCGATGGCCTGCGTACCAGTACCGCCGATGGTAACTGCACCCGTCGTATTGCCGGTTCCAATGTCGGTGGCTACTGTGCCGTTGGTGGCGTTGATAATCACCTTCCCGGACCCCGCCTTAATGGTGGTTGTTCCAGTGGATGCGCCGTCTCCAATAGCGATGGTCTTGGCCCCGGTGCCGCCAGCCCCGATATTTATGGCCATGATCCCAGTTCCGCCGACGGTCACAGTTCCGGTGCTCCCGCTGGTATTGATATTGGTCGTATTGTTCAGGTTGTCCACGTTGATGTTGACGCCGTTGTCGCCGCCGAGAATTGTAGTGGTGCTCGTGGTGTTGCTACTGCCCAGGGCGACCGTCTTGATCCCGGCTCCATTGCCGATGTCGATGGCCTGTGTACCATCGCCGCCGACCGTAACAGTGCCCGTAGAGGTTCCCGTCGCCACGTTGACGGCAAAGTTGCTCGATGCGTTCAGATTGACGGTGGCCCCGGTGATCGTGGCACCGAGACTGCCGGTGAACAGGCCGTCGCTGGTGATGGCTCCCATGCCGGTCATAATACCCGTGGTTCCGATGGCCCAGTCGCTGGACGTAATCGCGGTTGTGCCATTGGCGTTTCCGAGCACGGTAGTTGGGGTATCGCCGTTGGTCACGACCAGGCCGCCCACTCTCACGGCCCCGTTGTTGTCGTATCCGTACACCCCGACGGTTTCAGCGGTCGTGGTCGAGGACAGAACGCCCTTGCCTGTAGCCATCGTAATATCGCCCGACAGGCCCAAGCTGGAGAAGCCGCTCATTGCACCAGCCCCGGTGATATCCCATTGGCTGGTGGCTATGGCGACGGAGGCGCTGTTGTTGCCAATGGTGGCAGTCCCAGAGTACGTGCCCGTTCCGATGTTCACGGCATCTGCACCGCTCGTATTCAGGTTCGTCGCGCCGCCGGCGCTCGTGAGGACTCCGGTATTGGTGACTCCCGCTGCTCCGGTGATTGCACCGCCCGTACTGACGTTCAGACCGGTGCTTACGACGGCCAGAGAAGTTGTGGCGCTGCCCAACACCGCTGCGACCGTGTTGCCGTTGGTCCAGCGCAGCACGTCCACATAGGCTGCGCCGTCGATATCGCGACCGCCAATACTATTCGTATGGGCCGTGGTTGTGGATGAGAATATGTCCACGCCATTACTCAGGGTAACGTCAGAGGTAATACTGCCCCCGGTGAACGTTCCGCCGTTGGCTACCCAGGAGAGCACACCCGCATCCGTCGAACTCAGGACATAGCCCGTGGTTGCCGCGTAGGCCGTCGGCAGAGTCAAGGTCAAAATTGCCGACTGGTTTCCGCCGATGATCTTGGTGTAGTTAGTGCCTGTGCTCTCCAGAATGCTCAGGGAGGCGAAGGGCGTCGATCCGCTGACGAGGGCCTCGGTCTCCGTCATCCAGAGATCGATGGCTCCCCCGTCCTCGAAGGCACTGGCCCGCCAAAAGTCGATATTGGCAACCGGGTAGGTATAGGCGGCGTACAGTGTCCCTGTGACAAGCAGCAGGACCGCCGCCATGAAAATCATGCGCTTTTTCATGTTCGATTCCTTTCGATAGTAGTGGGGTCGGGGCCAGCCAGCCAGACCGCAGCCAGCCCCGACCCATCGGGTTTTGGGAAGTCATTAGATATTGCTGGTCAGGACCTGGGTCGTCGGGATCAGCGGCTGGCCATGTTGCAGCCAGGCATCGATCTTGCCGTCGGAGCAGTTGCCGGTGGCGTCCATGACGATGCCCATGTACTGGTCCACGTCGTCGGCCTGGAGATTGCCCAGGACCGACATGACGGGCACGTGGAACAGCCAGTGGCCGGGGTCCTGCGCCTTGGCGGACATATCCGCCACGGCCATATCCCGGCCGGTCATCAGCAGATCGCCGCTGGTGATCGTAGTGGTACTGTGCTGATAGACCTCGATCTTGAGCGAGGTCCCGGTCGGCACGGTGTTGCAGGTGACGACGAGCCAGAGTTGCGGCTCGGTGTTCTTGAGGGCCATCAGTTCGCTGCTCGTCCAGTCGAAGATGTAGGTGCAGATGGACTGGGTAGCGTTGGGCATGGCCTGAGCGGTGGAGAAGACCCACGCTTTATCACGACTTGCCATGTTGAAACTCCTTTCTTGCGAAGTTGATTGTTAGGACAGGGCATTCTCGGCGCTGGTGATCGCGTCGTTCATCCTCCGAATGGGGACGCCGTGGATGTAGGCCACGGGCTTTCCGAAGGCGTCCGCCGGACCCCACTGGACGTTACCCTTGTCCGCCGCGTCGATACAAATCTGATCGTAAACGTCTTGATTGCAGTACAACACGGGCCTGCCGGGCACGCGGACGGAGTTGATCATCTGGACCGTGACTTTCCAGTCCCAGGCTCGGGCATTGCCGAGGGTCTTGTGAATGTTGGCCTGCCGCTTGACTCGCCGGCGGTCCTGGAGGCAGAAGCCGATGTCCCATTCCATCTCCGTGACGGAATACTCCGACCGTCGGATGTTGGGACCGGTATTACCCGTTTCGTCCGGGTACTCGCGGATGCCCTTGGGAATGCGGCGAAGACCGCCCTGGCCGCCCTTCGGATAGATCAGGCAGCAGTCCTCCGTATCCCCCACGATCAGCCACATGCTCGTCAGCGACCCGTTGTCTCCGCCAACGCCGCCGTTATTGAAGACGATGCCGGTCTCCAGGGCGGAGTACCGGACATCGAGACCGTCGAATTCTTTCGGGTAAGGGCCGGAATCGCCGTAGACGAAGGTATTGGCGGCCTCCTGATACATGGCCTCCAGGTGCAGGGCCTCACGCCGCTGCATGAATTGGTCCGGATTGGATTTCTGTTTGAGGTAGGCCAGCTTGATCTGATAGCGGGCGCCCATGTGCGCGATGCCTTCGGTGTCCTGCTGGGTCGCTCCGAAGGTGGCGATTTTGCCCTCGCCGATGTCGAGCCATTCCGGGGCCGGCAGGCTGATTACCCGCTCGACCTGATCGTGCTCGATGGCGCTGGCCTCCCTGGCGGGCATGTCGGCCAGGATATCGTGGGTTTCCGTCAGTGAATTGATACTGCGCAGAAGGTTCCCGTCGATTCCATAACTGGTCATCATGGAGGCGAGGGTTTCTGCGCCGGTGATGCTTACTCCCGTTGCCATTGTGTTACTCCTGTCTGTATCCACAAATGTTCCGTTGATTCGTGGGGGAGCGGTCACAATGGCCGGCCCACTGCCTTAACGCCGGTTGGGCGCCGGACTCTTTGTCCGGCAAGCACCCAGGCCCCTAAGACAGCAGGGGGAAGCTGAGAAACGGATTGCCTATGATGTCGGTGCTCCTCTCGTCCAGGCGCGGGCATTGAAATCGTAGCCGCGCCGGATGAAATATTGCTTGGCCGGATCGGTATCGGCCAGATTCGCGTAAATCTCGGGCGCGTTGGGTTGAGCGGGAACGTACTCCTTGCCCTCCCCGCGTGCCCCCGGCCGGATCTCCACGTCGCTGCGCGCCAGGTCTCCGATGGTTCTGCACATCTGAGCGAGAACGGGGTCGTATTTCAGGTGCTCCACGATCTGGTCATCCGTCAGGGCCTCCGGGGCAATCTTGAGGGAATCGGCGAGGTTCTTTCGGATCGATTCAGGCGCATAGTCCCGGAATCCGCGCCTGGCCAGTTCCAGGTTCTTCGCATACTCCGCGCCCCATGCGTCCTTGAGGGCCTTCTCGCGGGCCTGCAATTCGGTCTGCGCCGCCTTTTGCCGGTAGGCGGCCCCCGCCTGATAGACGGCCGCCTGCCCCTCGATCCAGGACTGCACCACGGCCTGCATCGCCGCCGCGGGAATCCCGGCCTTGACCGCTCCATCCAGCATGCGTCCCACGACGGCATCATCCCAGACGACGCCTTCGGGCAGCGTTGCGGGCTTCTGGATGCCGTAGCCATCGGCGGATTTCGGGGCGCCGAGATGCTGCTGCGCGAAAGCCACGATTTCCGCCGGCTCTTTCGGGATGGCGACGTGGTCCGAAACGGCAGCGACCTTGTCCCGCAAATCCTTCGTCCTCTTGACCAGCGCCATGATGTCTTTCGTATCTTTGGCGAACTCCCGATGCTCGGCGGGCAGATTCTGTTCCCAGCCGGGTTCGAAACTTCCGTCTTCATTGATCCACTTAGGCATTGGCCACCACGGGCACTTGAGGGATTCCGCCCGTCAACCTCTGCCTGCGCTCCTCGTTCGTCGGCCGGCCTCGGCGTCTCTGAGGCGCGTCGCGGTGCTCTATTCCGTCTTCGATCAGACCGTCGTCCAGTGCGTTATCCGCCTCGGACTTCTTGCACAGGTGCGTGTCATACGCCTTCTGGATCTGTTCGAGGCAGTCCTTCAGGGCAACGGCAAGTCTGGCCAGTTCGCCGGCAACGCCCAGTCCGGGGTCCGAATAGATCAGGGACTGGACCTGGACGATGGGCAGAATGCCTGCCACACGGACCTGACAGCACAGAGAACTGTGCATGCGGGTGACGACCCCGGCCTCCCGGTCGAACTGCGTGTCGCCCAAAGTGATCGCAAGGCCTCTGAGGGTCCGCAATGTCAGGTCCTTCGCGCCGGCGTTGCGGTGTTCCGCCACGGCAAGTAATTCATCCCGTCGTTTGGCCATCGTTTGTCCTTTCTTCATCCAAATGGGGCATGGAAACCTCCAACATCTTGTCGATCAGATTGGACCAGTTGTCCTCGCACCAGACGCCCAGGTCCTTGAGAATGATCAAACCCTGCAGGAACATAGGCACAAGCTCCGGCTTGGCCGTATGCAGATCGAGGATTCTGGCTGGATCGGTGAACGTGCCAAGATTGCGGAGCAGATCCTCCAGAACGATCCTGCCGTCGGCCGTTGCGAAGAGTGCCCGGTACACCCGGATTCGATCAAATTCTTCTCGCGTTATACTCATTTACCCTTACGCTTTCCCTTTTTGCACGATTTCTTGCACATATGGACTACCTTTCCTTTGATCTGGTTAAATTCTCTATGAGCAGCATCGCCAATCTCCTCGATCATGGCCCTTATGTACTCCTTCTCCTTCGGGGTTAAGTAAAGAATAAGCGGCATGTTACCCTCCTTGTCCTTGAGGGACCCGGCTCATCGAGGCCTGCGCCTGACCCAGTTGCATGGCGATCTGCGCCTGCTCCAGGGCGGCTTTCTCTTTGCGCCGAGTGATTCTGCGCCTCACAACTTCCTCGTCGCTGCGCATCAGCTCCTGGGGCGCTCGCGCTGAATCCCACACGTATTCGGTAAGTCCGTCCGTATCGATGGGATCGAGCAGTTCGAGCGCCGCGTCCGGACCCGCCGCCTTGCCGACGACGGCGATCAGATCGCTCACGAGACTGAAGCCCTGCTGGAACCCGCCCATGCGGCTCGCGTATTCCTGCAACTGGATCAGCGGACCTACGAAGGTCGCCTTGACGATGTCCTGACCGTAGTAGTCGGCCAGAATCGCCGGGGGGTCGGGCATTCGGCCGGCCCGATCCGCAATGGAGGCGACACTATCGATCACCGGGGCAATCCCGTCTTCCGTCAGATTGTCCACCTGCTCTTGCAGCATCTTCGCCTGATCGGTCCGGACCTGCATCACCTCGCCGACCTGGACACGCTCCCGCTTGGACGAAAGCATGAAAATCGCATTCCAGAGTTGATACCCATAGGCGAACTGAACGATCTGCTTGAGAACCTGCTCGCGATCCAAGGCAATCGGGTACTCACCCGCGGTCTGAACTGTGTAGATCAATCGGGCGGCGTCGGCGTAGAAGTTCTTGCCGCCGGGCAGGATCTTGTGCTCCGTTCTCATCTCCATCGGGATCATCGTCATCGGCCGGCCCGCGAAGTTGCCCAGGTTCATCATATTGAACCCATGTTGCTGAAGGGCCTCGATCACGGGCATGACGTCCATCCCCGGGGAGTAGCCGTAGATTTCATCGGAGTTGCGCCGGAAGGCCCAGACCGTCGCCGGCATGAAATCCTGCCGCGCGATGCGCACCAGATTTCCGCCATCGCGGCCCGAAACCGTCTGATTGGCCTGCGCCCTCTCGCTGTAGGGCTGATAGTAGACACTGCACCACGGGGTATCGACCATCTTGTGATCGAAGATGGACGGGTCGTCGCTGCGGTGAACCGCATGGACGAAATGCCACTCCTTCTGCGCGAGATTGGGGTCGTCTCCCTCCTTGTCCAGGGCATCGCTCAGGACATCGCCGCGCCGGGAGAACTTGAGTTTCGCCTGCCGGGCCGTCAGCACGATGTCCTCGTGGTAGGCGTCCGTGTTGCCCTCCTCGTCCACGGAGAACCAGCAATCGCCGGGGTGGGGCACGTGGTGGACGGCGTGGGTCAGGTCACGGGACTCCTCCGTGAGCATGATCGCCGTGCCGCCGGCCGAACCGTCGCGTAGGTATTCCGGCAGCCGGGGATAGAAGTTGCCCGCCCGGAACTCCCAGCGCATCTGCTCCCCGTACTCCTGGCAGTACCGCTGCACCTGATCGTCGTTGCGGAGTTTCGGGATCGGGATGTCGTATTCCTGCCAGTGCAGGCTTCGGGAGATGAGCCATCCCATGATGCCGGCGACCCAGGTCCGGTGGGCGTCGTGGCCCGTGGCGTCGTACATCTTCGTATGCCGCTCCAGGCCCCTTTCGGCCGAGCGCAGGAAGTCGTAGCGCCTCGGATTCACCAGGTCGTACGACTTCTGGACCAGATCCTCGTACGGCCGGCGAACGTCCTGCATCGCGACGTGCGCGATCTTCAGATTGTTCAGGATTTCGCTCATAAGACTCGTTTCCAAAGCCAAAAGAAAAGGGGCCTTG